AAATTGATTATTGATATACATGAAATTGATTATTGATATACATGAAATTGATTATTGATATACATGAAATTGATTATTGATATACATGAAATTGATTATTGATATACATGAAATTGATTATTGATATACATGAAATTGATTATTGATATCAGTTACGCTTCCAACTTTACTGATAATATCTTTGCACAATTGCATTAACAACATACCAGTACCATTATAAGTTTTAGAATATTGTTCGCATGCTGGCAAGGCACAATGAACTAAATATGCATAATCTTCACTGGTAATTATTGTCCCTTCTGCAATATTTTGGAAATAATGCAATTTCAAAATAGCTGTTTGTTGCATATCATTTACCCGAATTTTTTCATTTCTATCTGCACTATTATACTTTGTGTCCTGTATGATCAGTGTTTTTATTCCATCTAACATAGCAATGCATCCAAATATGCTACTATTAATGCTATCATTATCCCGCACAATGTGAATTTTTTTAAGAATTGCTTTCGCAATTTTAGAATTAAGATTTACGTAATTGTCATTATTTCTTTCATTAATAATTCCCGAATTTTCTTCTTCCACTGCATTACCTTGCATACTTTGCTTTACGAATTGTGGTTCATTTTTGTTTAATTCAGCAAATGTACCATGAAAATTGCTGAGATCTGGGAGCGGGATATTTGGCGTATTACTTCCAGATCCTCTCGGAGTAATTTGTCTACTTTGTGCAAAAGCATTTTCTTTTTTATCAGACTCGAGATATGTTCTTCCTTCACTTCTAGGGTTTGTATGGGCGAATGATGGTGCGGCGAAAGGATTCATTTGTCTTGAATGTTGAAATATCAAATGTCTCGACAAGATGAACTTGTAAGAAAGTATGAATATTCTGAATTTGGTGGCTTGAGTTGTAACTGTTGATGATGGGGTTGTACGTATATAATACGAAAAATATATAAACATTCCAAGTGTTTTACTTTTCAATTTTTTGACTTAATACGCCTATTTTAAGCTCTCAATTTTCATTGCTAATATAAATACTAAGTAAACTTAGAAAATATGGGAGGTGGACTTATCCAATTAACAACATATACTGCCCAAGATATCTTCTTAACAGGAAACCCTCAAATTACATTTTTCAAATCAGTTTATCGCAAACATACTAATTTTGCAATAGAGACAGTAGAATTACCGTTTGAGGGCGCAAATTTGGCATTTGGAGAGACCCTAATATGCCGAGTTGATAAATTAGGCGATCTGATGTCACGCACAACACTAATTGTTAAAATACCAGAGGTGGCAATCCCTCGGCCTATAATAGTGCCAGATCCGCAACTTGATATTTTAAGTCTACGTATGCAAACTGCATATGCAAGTTATCAAACAATTCATAATTATGTTGGTTTGACTATGGCAGCATATAGAGCATCAGTTGGATTAATTCAATCATCAAATTCAGCAAGTAATGCAATTGTTACAGCTAAGATCGCATCAACCTTTAATACATTAGACCCATTACCTAATTCAACAATTCGTACAGCATTTGCTTCATTGTTAGAAAGAGATTGCGGAGTTTCGTCGGCTAGTCTAGTTTCGGCTCTATCTCTACTTTATCAATCTCAGCAAAATACGACAACATCAATGTTAGATAAATTTGAATTGGTTCGAACACAATTACAACTAATCGAAACAAAATATTGGAATAGCTATCAAAATGCTCTAAAAGCTTACAAAGCCGAAAGTGGAACAAGTATAGTTAATACTGCAAATTATGCTAAATTTGCATGGATTCGTAAGCTAGGTCATTTTATTATTGAATGGGTTGATATCATAATTGGTGGTAATAGAATAGATCGTCAATGGGGAGAATGGATTAATATTTGGCACGAATTAACAGCATCAGTTGATCAAGAAAAAGGATATAGAGATTTAATCGGAGATGTACCAGAATTAACTAATTTTGACACAACAGTAAAACCAGCATATACAATTGCTACACCAATACCATTTTGGTATTGTCAGGATAATGGTTTAGCATTACCATTAATATCTCTTAATTATTATGATGTTCAGCTTATGGTAAAATTTAGAAAAATGGAGGAACTTTGTTATACAAATATCCCAGGCGCCCTCGATCCATCAATTGTGCGTATTGTGGATGCAAGCATTTGGATGGATTATGTTTATTTAGATGCAACTGAAAGGCGCAGATTTGCACAATCTAGTCACGAATATTTAATTAGACAAGTTCAGAGAGAGGAATATTCAGATTTCCCAATTTCTCAAAATAACTTTGAAATGCATTTTTCAAATCCTGTAAAAGAAATAGTATGGCTTCATCAGCGAGATGATATGATATACAATAGCGATGATACATATGAACCCCAATGGGATAATTATACTCTTGATAGAAATGTAGCCCCATCTATCTCTCAAGAAACTATCTTAACCACCCAAATAACACAAAGTACAATTGATCTTCCATATGCTCTTATTCCAAATCGGGATAGTATATCAGTTTCTAATGCATTTCCAATATTTCCAACATCACAATTAACACCTTCTACTCCGCGTATGGCAATTAATACTACCCAACTTACACTCAATCAATTAAACCGTACAGAGGTAAGTGATCAGCGATTTTTTGAGAATTTAATGACATATCAGCACCATCGTTCGGGAGGAATCCCTGGTGTAAATGTATTAAGTTTTGCCGATCGCCCAGAAATAACTCAGCCAACCGGATCATGTAATATGGGTAGATTGGACAAATCAACATTGAACATTGTATTTAATTATGATTATTTATACAATTCTGCATCACCAATATCTGGTAAGGTGCGTATATATGCCCTAAGTTATAATGTTCTACGTTTTATGAGCGGAGTTTGTGGTCTGGCATTTATATATGGAATGTAATTTTTAGAAACTAAATAATTTATATAAATTTATATAAATTAACATTTTTGACAATAAATAAGTTTAAATTTATGTATGCAGCTTAGGAACATAAAGCTTTTTATAAGTACAAGCTAAAAATGGGTGGTGCATTACTCCAATTAGTGGCAACTGGCCACGCAGATGGTATTCTAATAGGTGATCCGCAAATAACCATGTATAAAACTGTATATCGCAGATACACAAATTTCGCGACAGAGGATGTTACCCGCCCTATGACTGGTTCTGGTGGATGGGGTTCAATATATGAATTTAAGGTAAATCGTGATGGAGATATGCTAGGAAATCAAACAATTGAGGTAGATATTGATCCGCTTGAAATGGCATGGAATCCATCAACAAATACTGAAATTAACAATCGTCTCAATGCATTAAATATTGATGGACGTCCAGCTACAACAGATAATATACAAACATGGTTAGATAATACACAACTTTTAATTTTAAATAATCAAGAACAGTATATCTCCATTGCCGATGGTCTAATAAATCTCGTTAAATTAGGATTACCTATGAGTCAGGATGAATCTCTTAAACAAATATTAGCAAACATAGAATCAAATGCTAATACAAATACAGTTATGGGTACTATATTGAAAGCTCTAACTACAGGTACATTATTGACATATTGGTCACCATCAATACCATATTCTTCTACACTCGATTTTGTGAATAGTTTAGGGCCTGCAAGAGAAACAACTCTTCGTCTAACAGATAGCCAAGAACTGAGAATTGCTCTAAATGAATACCTTAATGCAATGATTTTAATTAATCCAACAAGTGAACTAGCATTGCTCGATCTTGTAAATAATTTCACAAATCGATATTTTCAATTAGATGATGATTATGGCACTCGTACATTAACTGATATTTTAGGAGCAGCACTAGTTATACCAAGTGATTTTTGGGATCTTGATACTTTTAAAGCAATGCAATTTATTATAAATAATAGTAGTGCATCAGCAACTACAGTAACACCACAACTTATTAATTTAACTATTTCGCGTTTAACAAAAGAATTACCATTGATTTTCTATTATAATGCATCATTGCTAATGAATACTTTAACATCATTAAGTGAGGTATATGGAAATATTATATATTGGAAAAAGCCTGGTTCTAATTTTGTAGAGATACCAACAAATGCATCGGGTGATATGAATAATACTCCTGGAAATGCTTGGAAGAATTTTTCAAATGCAAATTTGAGAGCATTTCTATTATCAGATTATTATATGGTAAATGATATGAATTTGTCAAAGAATGTTAATTACGTTATTAATGGTGTAACACAAACAAGTAGTTTAGCAGATTCATCATCATATGCTCATATGATAAATGATACAATTACAACATATACATCAAATCAATCTGCTGCAGTAATATCTGGATTTAGTGATTTATTTGGAAATAGTTTTGATTCTCTCATTTTAGGATTCATTGATCCATGGATTTCGGGATCAGTCAACCATCCGTTAAGTATTCCAGCACTTGTATCTAAATTTGCACTATCAACAATATGTCCAAATGCAAATTATACAAGTACAGATGTTTTATATTTTGATGCAATCTTATTTTATATTTCCGAGCGTTTTTATAATATTGTAATTTCAGCGGCAAATATATCGTCAACACTAACAAATTTTGATAAATATGTACTAACATCTTATGCTGGCATTGTTCGGGATAGTTTAATAGCATTAATTGCATCATATTTATTCCCTATTGCATTTGATGTTCTTGCAAATACTGTAAATCAGGCAGCAACACCTTCAAGTAATCCAATAATAGTTTATACCTTTTTTAAGAATCAAAGAGTTGGTATTACAACAATTCGAAATTATTGGTTTAAATTCTTACAGGATATTACAGATTCACTTTCTGGATTTCAGCAGCAAGGAGCTGTCGCCCAATTAATAATTGATGTAACTTTTACATTTATAACTTTAGAAAGTACTTATATTTTACGAGTTCCGGTAACTGTCGCTCCAGTAAATTTAGCGGCATCACCAGTAACAAATCCTTCACCAAATCTTCAAGCTTCAACAAATATTGATAATTCAAATGGTACTATATATAATGCAGTACCCAATTATCCTCAAATGACATTTAGTGATAATGTCACAACTACTATAACAAATCCACCTAATATTTTTATAGTTGCTAATCCGCAATCAAGTACACTGCCCTATAAAAATCTTGACAATTTGGCTGTTTTTTGGAGTAATATTAATTTATTAAATTCTCGTAATTATTCTGATACTTATGCCAATGTTCTTCTTGACTACAAAGTAATAACTCAACAAGTAGGAAATTTCAGTGGTTCCTTAATGTATGAATTCATTGTTGGGAGTATAAATAATCCTTATGGCCTTAATATCCAATTTGGTGCAAAATTTGAAAATAATCCTGATCAATTACAAGCAGTATTAGCATCAGATCCTGCAGTAAGTAATATTAAGAATATTATTAGTTCCACAATTGGTTTTATGCAACAAGTATTAATAGTGATAGATGATGAGCTCAAAAAATATGCAAAGAATAAACCATTATTATCTCTTCTCACTTATTATCCAACATCATCGGCATCACTTGATACAATATCATCTATTTCTGCAAGTTATATCAATAGAATAAATACTAATATTTTACCATCATATCCTTTAGTGGACACAACAATTGTACCAAACTTTTTCGCATTTGTAAATTTAACATGTTATTCAATTGGTGAACTTTATAATCTAATAGTTGATAGTATATCACAACTTACACCTTCTTGGATTTTAGATCCACTTAGTGTATCTCATTTAACAAAATTCTTCAAAGCGATATCTCCTGCTACATTATCTGAAAATACACCAAGAGTACTAGCAACCACAAGAGATTATTTAATGTTTGTTCTAAATAACATTCCTGATGGTACAAGTTCAATTAAGCAGAATATACCATTATTAGATGATATCGGTAATACAATGACAATATTTGAAAATCGAGCTGATGATTTAGGTAAAACATATAATAATTTAACATTGCTAAGAGAAAGTGTTATATCAGCAATTAAAAATAATAATGGTATCGATTATGCCTGGATAAGGCGTTTAGGACATTATATGTTTGAATGGATCGAGATGACTATCGGAGGAGAAACATGGGATCGTCATACACCAGATTTCTTAGATATATGGTATGAATTAACAGGTAAAACTAATCAAAAAGTTGGATATGATTATTTGATTGGTAATAGACCTGAAACATGGACAATGAATACTACCACTAAGCTAAAATTGCATATATCATTGCCACTTATTTTTCCACATTGCCGGGAATCAGGATGGTTTTACCCATTAATTTCAACACAATATTCTCCAATGGTAATTAGATGTAAGATACGAGATTTTTCCAAATGCATTCAAGCTCCCGATGGAGCATATTCGATAGTTAGAGACCGTTTAGGAAGAGCAAGTCAAGGAATACCAGCAATAAGATTATCAATGCAGTCGCGATATGTCTATCTTGATATTGATGAGCGTAAATGGATGGCCGCTAATCGCCATGAATACTTGTATGAATATATTCAAGAACATGATACAGTTACAATTGATGCTAATACTTATGATTGGGGCGAGGGATACAAATTACGCACCTATTTTCATAATCCATGCAAGGCATTTGTAATACAGACAAGACTACGAAGTATGGAGCAAACAAACAAATGGACTAGTACTGGTTGGTATAAATGCACTTGTCAAAATACATTAGATACAATAACCAATACTGGATTAGTATTCAAAACCGATGGTTCTCTACAAGGAATACCTGTATCATCTATGGCAGTTAGCGATATATCATCAAATACTACAACATGTACATGCACTGGAGGCCTTGACAATGGTCTTATTATTAATTCTATGGCAATTGAGTTTAATGGCGTGACTCGTCAACAGGATACAGTTGGTGAGTATTATGCTTACGCGCAATCGATTAAAGGATGGAATTCATCTCCAAGAGACGGTATTTACACTTGGAATATCGGTCTCCAACCATATGCACCATATCCAACTGGAGTTGTGAATATGAGTCGTATCGATGATGCCACATTTGTGATAAAATTAAATCCAAGTATTAAAATATTAATGGATGCAGGCGATGCCGTAACAATTCGTATTTTTGCATTAGGGTATAATGTGATGCGATGTATGAGCGGAATGGCTGGACGTGTTTTTCAACACTAATTTATTAAAAAAAGTATAATATTTATAATATTATACTCGTTAGAGCGTTGTTGGTTAATATCATAGTGTTTTATAAAGACAAAGATGGGAGGTGGACTTATTCAACTTGTTTCATATGGTATCCAAGATATGATGCTAATTGGCGATCCGCAAATAACTCTGTTTAAAACTATATATCGTCGTCATACAAATTTTGCAATTGAACCTGTACCTCAGACATTTAATAAGGCAAATGTTGCAATGGGAGAAACAGTTCATTGTAAATTAAGCAGAACTGGGGATATGGTCTATCGTGTTTCATTAGTTGTTACATTACCACCAATTGCACAATTTATGAAAAATGGAGTTCTTGATCCAGTTACTAAATTTTCTTGGGCAAGGAGAATTGGATATGCCATGATCTCGAAAATATCTATTGAACTTGGTGGACAAGTCGTCGATAGTCAAACAGGAGAATGGATGAATATTTGGTCCGAATTAACTCTATCAGATGATAAAAATCATGCAACATTGATTGGAGACATTCCAGACTTAACTGATTGGAGTAATGGTAAAGATGCATATACCATCCATGTACCACTAAGTCTGTGGTTTTCTCGCCATAATATCCTTGCACTTCCTATTGTTGCATTACAATATAGCCAACCTCGTATTATTGTTGAATTTGCCGATGCAAGTAGTTGTTATACAGTTGGACCAGTCCATACATTAGATCTTCTTGATGATACGGTACAATATAAACCATATGAATATATTGAGCAAAATATTAATGGAAATATAGCCCGTGGCGTATTTGTTGATTTTAATCCACTAACTCGTGTTATGCGATATAATAGAATTTCTGATCAACCATTTACTGCATTAACATCTACCCCAGCCGATATTCGCACACGTCAAAGATATGCTATTATTGGGATAGATTCTGGATATTCTGCAGTACCACAAGATGGGACAAAGGAGAAAAGTATTAGAGGATATGCCGCAACTAATCCTGTATTTACAAATTGTAGACTTGATGTGGAATATGTTTATCTTGATTCAGAGGAAAGAGCTCGTATCAGTGAAACTGCAAGAGAATATTTAATTGAGCAAGTGCAATTGGCTGCATCTAAGAATGTACAAAGCAGTATTGCAAGTCTCAAGTTAGCTCTTAATCATCCAATCAAAACAATAATAGTTGTTGTAAGATTAAACTCGTCATCAAATGCAAATGATTGGTTTAATTATACAACATCACCTTATCGCGGATCTAATAAAGAATTGCTAGGAAATAATCCAATAGTAAATGCAGAATTATTATTTAATGGGCAAACTCGAACAGGTGTTAAACCTGGATTATATTATGATAAATTACAACCATATCATTACTTCAAAAGTTGTCCATCAACTGGAATTAATTTATATTCATTTGCTATATTTCCAGCCGAGGCATTTCCATCAGGATCGGCAAATACTACAGTTATTGATGATATTGAACTTAAATTATCACTCGATCCGTCAATTGGTATTGGCAATAATGCAAATATTAGCGTATATGGAATAGGATGGAATATTCTCCGCACAATGAATGGATTAGGTGGTATGTTATTTACTTAATTTAAATATTATTTTTTAGAATAATTCTAAAAAATACATTATGATATATCACAATAATCAACTTAACGAGTAAAGTTGAAAGGAGCAGTTGCCAAGTTAGCCTTTTGACGAATTGTCTGAGCGGGAGCGGTTGGTCCACCAACTACCTGGATTACCTGAGACACAGCAGCCATCTTGCGGAAAAGATCATAGTTAGCTACTTGAGCATCGGCTACCAGCTCATCATACTTCTTCTTCTTATTAGCTACATCCAAAAGAGTCCAAGCCTGAGGAGTATGATCTCCAGCCTCATTCGCAAGCTTCTTGGAAAACAGATACTCGCTCAACTGAGGAACACGGCGACTGGCAATTTCCTCAACTGTCTTAAGATCTTTCTCAATTCCAGCAACAGTTTCTGCACCCAGCTTCTTGTTTACAGGTGCAGATTTAAGAATCGCGTTCCAACTTTCGCGAGTGAACAGTGCCTGGGGAATAGAGGATGCAGGAGCCCCACCAGTTTGGCCGCGGCGACCACCTCTCATCTGGAATCCATTATAGATATCAAGGCGAGGAGGGTGGGGAGAAATTACAGTTCCAGTAAAGGCAGAGGGTAGAGCAGAAACTCCTTGCATCGATACCATGTTAGCAACTCCATAAAGAGCATTTGCCTGAATTCTATAAGGATTATTACGTCCATTATATTTCGGGATACCGAGTTGTTGCAGATACTCAGATGTTTCGCGTCCAACTAGTGGATTCTCAAGGCCCATATTCTGGGTAAGGGAGCTAGGATGTCTAACTGTGCATGCATTCACATCCCTGAGATATGTGCGGATGTTCTCCCGATTAACCTGGACAAAGAGTGCAGGGTTTTCAGTTTTAATGCGTCCCAGCCAATCCTCTACAGTCTCATATGCAGCAATTTGGCGATTAGCCACAATAGGTCCATTAACCTTACTGAATCCCAGATTTTCTAAAATTACGACAGCAATTTCTGGATGCATTTTAGCTACACTGGCGCGAGCAGACTTGAATAGCGGATTATCAAGGAGACTGGTAAGACCAGTTGCCATAGCAGTCACATCTCCCTTTCTGCTTAGCTTATCAACAATAAAATCAGAACAGGCCCGGGCATCATTTTCATCAAGTCCGAGAACACTGCAATAACTCTTAGTCTCAGCGATTTGGGCATTTGCATCATAGACGACTGGGATACCTCCATCGATCTGCTTCTTCCATTTGAAATCAGTATCTCTGTAAATAACACCTTGGGTATCTAAGACCTGTACATCTGCACTAATTTGATAGTTTTCATCAATTGCTGCCATAGCCTTTTTCTCCATGGCAAGTTGATGATCCCATTGAATGGGATATACTTTTTTGATATCGCTATCAAATCTAATAACATTTAATGCACTCCCTTTAAGAGATAGTTGTCTGATTAAAAGTTCTCCGTCTGCATCAACAACATCGGTCTCCAGATCACCAGGGGCTGCATTGTAAGCAGCAAGATAGATGTATTTGAGAATCAACTTATGACCTGGGAAAGGATCATGAACATCAATGATCTTAGCACTAAAACTCTCACGGATATCATCCTTATCCAGCATTTTAAATACTTTAGTTCCATTAACATTATTAGATGGAGCAATCTGTAGTTCGAGGCGCTTGTATCCTCCAGATACAGATGTAATAGGGTAAATAATTCCAGTAAATTGGGTAGTCGGATCGCAATCAAGTGCAGGGAGATCGCAGAATGATTCAGAGAATAGAGATCTTCCGAGATGAGTAGTAAAGTTCAGACGATAATTCGGATACTGGCTGGCATCGATCTTAGTTGTAAACGGTACTGATTCTGATTTCCATACACCAGTCGCAGGATCTCTGGCGCGCAGAGAAAGATATTTCTCGAAAAAGTCAGTAACTTCGACACGAACTGCATTCTTATCAGAACAAGCAGCATGCAGCTTCAAATAAAGATTTTGTGCTACAGGAGATTGTGCAAGAGATGTATGGTTCTTATTTCCAATAACTCTGTTAAGTTCAGCACGTAGAACAGATTTGAGTTTAGCCTTTAGTTTATCAATACCGCTGAAAATAGCAACATGCAAATCCACAAGGTCTCCTTTAGTTGCAGGGAAAGTTGTATTAATTTTAGGATACCTCATTTTGCTATCTTGATAGATGTTATCAAATTCGATTGCTAATGTGCTATTTGCTACAAGTGCTAAACCCTTAACCACACTCTCAGCTTTAGCATCATTTTTTACGACCCTTTCAACTAATTCCTGAATACCTCCCGGAACTCCTCCATAAACTCCTTTTTGCATGAGATTCGTATTATTTACAATCCATGTCATAAACTCCGGAGTATGGGTGAGTTTCCCCCCGCCATCTTTTGTCATTAATTGCCCAAATGCATCACTTGCAGTTACCTCCCTGTATCGCAGAAACATATACTTCGCGAATGTTGCAACCATCTTGCGCACGTAGCGGACATCCGGAGTTACCTCCATAATAATTGCAGCGAGCAATCTATCATCATCGCTCGCATCTTCTCTTTGCAGCACCGAGAGATCGAAATTAACGTTATCAGATTTAACTCCTTTTAGCAGATCACCCCGAAATTCTAATCCAGCATCGATCTGGGCATCAAGGCCATCATAAAGATTAGCAAGATGAATTCCCATATTATTGCTGCTATTCGTAACAGATTGGTCAATTGAACTATGATAACGACCAACATCTACAAGAAATTCTACGAGTTCATGCGAAATATCATTATCCTGAACACCACGAATATTAGCCCCAACAGCTTTAGATTTTTCAGTCATGGAACCTCGGGTAAAGTTAGCATATAGTCCATTTGCATCAGTTACAGGAGATAGATTAGATGATCCTGGCACACAGCGGCCCATGGCTACTCTTCGCCAAAATCCTCCGCGCTGATCATCAAAGCGAGCGCTAAAGAAATGGTTTTCAGTAAGTAGCTCTTGTCCAGACATTGGTATCTAGCTATAATTCAGGAAAAAAAAGCTCCAAACAAAACCTATATCTAAGTATATGCAGTCGCATTGTATCATTTACGCAGTAATTGCAGTAATTGCTCTATATGTATGCCATCGCTACCTATACCTCGAAACACCCCCAACTAAACAGGAAAAACGGCCAAATATCGTAGCATACTATGCCAGTTGGTGTGGTGCAAGTCGTGCTTTCCTACCAGTTTGGGCAGAGGTATGTGATCGTATTGCTAATGAAAACTTGCAAATTGATGTAAACTCTCTTAATTGCGATGGAAAAGATAATCCAAATGCCGTCAAAGTAGATGTTCCAAATTCTGTTACTGTCGAACCTGCAACTTGTAGTGCATATGGCGTTACTGGGTATCCTACTATCATTCTTTACAATGGTAGGACGTCTGAGGTACAGTTTGAGGGCTCGCGCACGGCCGACAAAATCATTGAATTTATTAAAACAAATTGCTAATAATTTAGTAATTCTTATTAGCTGAAATCTTAAATAAATCATTACTAACCGTCTCAAGTTTTTCACGATACTCGAGATGTTTTAACATATTCGCAGGAACACCCCCAATTCCAAACATTGCTCCATACCATGCGCTAGCTATACATGCAGTTGAATCAGAATCCCCAGAATGCAGAGCAGATAGATATAGGAGTTTTTCCCAGCCACATCCCGATTGAATGGTTCTAATTAGAGAATCAAAAGCTATAATAACTGAATCATGTCCACCTCTGCCAACAAATCCAATATTTCCACTTCTAAAGCCAAGATGATCTCGAAACCATTTTATACGAGTTACGGGATCAGAACCAATTCTATTCTCATATTGTTCGGCTCTTGTAAATTTTGCATCCCATTCTTCCCACGCATTCCACCATAATCCGGAGTCTCTCTCATATTCTTTCAAACCATCTGTTTTTGCAAGATATTTGTACAATAATGATTTTTCACCAGAACCTTTTAATAGATAATGCATCTCACTTGGCCAAGTATTTACTGGTCTGCCCTCGATGGCAAATGCAGTAAATAATGCTGCACAAATTCCACCCAAATAACCAACTGGATGATTATGAGTAACTCTGCTAGCCTCTAGTGCAGTATAAATAAGAATATCTCTTTGTTTTTCTGACCAATATGCCAAACCAATTGGGATTGTACGGATTGCCGCACCATTACCCGCCCCTGCAATTTCATTTAATCGAACTGGATGATTATCCCTCCATGTTTCTCCCGCCTTATATTGTTTTAACACTTTTAATGTTGTTTCTCCAATGTCACGTACAACAAGTTCATTCAAAAACAAAACATATGATTCAGAAATTACATCACAAAATAAATCAGAGTCGTATGTATATTGAATTTTGTCACCTTTTACTCTCTTGTCTGTAATTTTATGGTAACCGACAAGAGAAAGACCTGTCGCATAATTTAAAATAGTATCGTCAGAAACTTTCCAACCTGTTAAATCTATATTATTTACTCCACCTAATTCTAAGAATTCATATATACGATCTCTTGTTTTATTAGGATCATATTGTGTTTTTCGATATTCCTCTAAATTCTCGCCAGTAATTCCTTCTGGTGGTAGATTGAACTCCCATCTAGCATTTCTATACCCGATGGTATCTCCAAGTGCATGCAGTAACATTGATGCAGTTATGCGATCTTTTAGCACCTTTATATCAACATTTGCCTTAAATTTAGTTTTTGTATGATGTCCAACTAGAGTTTTTGCGCTAACTAGATCAGTCGATGTCATGTTAATAAATGGATATATTTGATATTTTAAATATCAAAAATGGCTTAATATCACAATACTTTAATATTACAGTTATCAAAATGAGCGGAGAAAATAGACAAAGAAATACACAATCGTCAAACAATGTATTTGGGCAAAATCGTCAACAATATCGTGCTGAATCCAGAGCAACAACTCATGTAGATCTATATAAAGTTTTAGGATTGGATAATAAATGTACAATTGATGATATCGAAATGGCATACAGTCGAATGGTCAAGCAGTACCATCCTGATAAGGTAAGAGTACGCCACATGGCAATGGTTAATGAAATGGATAAGAAAATTTCAATTACTGATATTCAGCGCGGTGAATTAGATAATGCTTTAATGCGCAAGATGGATGAATCTAGAGAAACTTACAATTTGATCAATACTGCCTACCAGCGTCTAACAAATGATAGAGTAGGATATGATTCTGAACATACTCAGTTTGTGGCAAATACCGAGGATGATTATTCGTCAATGCGTGGTAGCGCAAAGGCATTTATGGACTCACAAGGAACAATTGCGAGTGATCGCGATCAAGCTACTTTTAGGACGCAGTGGGATAGTATGAATCGCCGTCACAATTATAATCCAGAAATTGCAGCAGTTGCATTAAAAGAACATGAAACTAAGGACCGCCTCAGTGATCTTATGCGCCAGCGAGGACAGATGGATACTGAAACTCTCCCTGAGAAAATTTTTGATCCTAAAAATAATCTTGGACAATTCAATGCTGCGTTTGAGCGTAATTATGCTAGACAAGATGTTTCCGGAGAGATTCAGCCATATGATGGTATTAATCTAAATGGAGTTGGGGGTAATGAATCTGGTGGAATGTTTGGTGAAATTGAAAAAGTAGATAATTTATATGCAGATGAGGCTGGAGGCGCATTTGCATCAGTTAAAATGCACGCTCCTGTATTATTTACTCGTAAAGATTTAATTGGTATTGAGAATTCAAATAATACACATGGGCATAATAATAAATCTGAATCGGATCGTATTGAAATGAAGCGGCGTTTAGAGGAACATCAGCAATTTAGCCAACAGTTAGATAATCGCAATTTATCAGATTTTTCAACTGATGTACCTAATGGAGTTTTGGCTGGTCTTGAGGCATTAAGTGTCCAACCTAGATCTGTCGAACACTTAGAATTTGCGGCACGCCCTGAACAGATTGCCAGATATCGTGATCTAATTGCTCTAAATCAGCGTGCAGAGCAACGAAAGGCATTGAATAGTCAACAAAGACCCCCAGCATCAGCTAATTATAATTCTTCCCCTAATCATGCACAACAACCAGCTCGTAGTAACTCTGGTAATTTACAACATCCTGCAGTTGTAGTTCCTCCTCCTAGTATTCAAGATCGCCCTCGTGCGACTCGTGGTTAAATAAACACTAAATTTTTAATATGATTAAAAAGATATAAAATATCTTTTTGAATAACTTTATATACTCATAAAATAACTTACCATTTGATGATAGTCCTGGCCTCCCGGATAACTACCTTTTGCCGGCATGCATAATAGCTCTCCATGGATCCATCTTGAGTTCCTTAATCGTCTCATTCTTATTTTCTTCAAACAATATCTACCAAATCTTGTTAAGGTTTTGTAATAATTACATACTTGCTCATATGTGTATTGTTTACCATAAATATACCATACTTTGTCACCATCTGTATATTCAATGGCAGGCAATGCAGCAAGACGATGTCTTTTTCCTTCCGAATACCAACATTTACTTCCATTTACATTTTCAATGGCGGGTAAATCAATTGTCTCGATGCAATTTATTATTTATATACCATATTTTATCACCATTTGCATTATACAATAGTTCATTAGTTCTGCTTGTCATTTTTTAGGTTGATAAGATATAGAGAGTGTACTTTTCGAGACATACTTACTTATATTAACTTATTACAGTTTAACCAAGCATTTCGAAATTCAATTTTTCATACTCATAAAATAACTTACCATTTTATGATAATCTTGGCATCTTGAAAGTTTCATTTAATATAAACAACATTTAGCAAATTCTAAATGATTTGATATTAATAATATACTTAGATGTATGTATTTATCATTTTTCTATTATATTATTCTTTTTCAGAAATTCTATTTTTAAAATTATTTTTAATAATGTTATAGTTTTTGTTTTAAATATTTTGAATAAAATGTTCAATGGTGCTACGGTAACCAGTATCAATTAAGATTTGTTTAATTTCTTTTGACATTTTAAAATCAAAATTATTAATAAAAGGTAAATGGATGAATACTGTTTTTTCTGGATAAGAGTTTTCTGATTTAGATGTATTTGACATCATCATTATAAACATTTGAGCAACATAATCCTCTAAATTTTTAATCTCAATTGAATTATTCAAAACTCTTAAAAAGACTCCTAATGTTTTATTTGAATTGAAAATATTTATGGGAAAATTATCAATACATGCTCCATCGACATACATTAATCCATTATGCATCATTGGTGCAAATAAACCAGGGATTGATGTTGTGATTCTTATAGCTTTCCACAGCGGAATATCTGGAAATGTTGTTCTATTAAATAATGTTAATCTGCAATTATTTACACAACTCGCAAGAACATGAATGGAATGTCCAGTTAATTTATGTACTTGAGATAATGTAATATCCGGATTACATTTAACTCTTATTAATTCTCGAATAAGATTTACAAAACGATCTCCTTTATCTACTCCAAAAATATCAAATATTTGACTTGGGGATATTTCTTGCATTGTTGAAAAATCTAAATCCATTATTTTATTATACAAATCCTTGTATGAATAACCAATTGCTAATAAACTCGCAATTAATCCTCCAATCGAAACACCAACGAAACGTTTAATACCTTTAAGATAACCTAATTCGTCTAATGCTTTAACTGCTCCTAAATGCGCTGTGCCTTTAGTGGATCCGCCACTTAATACAAGTGTTTTTGGTGGCTGAGATATTTTGCGATCTGGTATTAACATTAATAATTTTATTAATGAGTCTGGTATTGTAATCGAAATATCATATTGAGGTTGTAAAGATTTTCTTGTCCACATGTTTACTTAGTTATCTCCTCCAAAATCTTACTATGAATCTAGACTAACTACGTTTAATAAGAATACCAACTAGAGTCAATAAGACCAACCCTCCAATAATAATGAATGCGTCGCGACTATCCAACCACCAAAATATTCCATTTGGTTGTAAATACATCTGCTGATAACATGAGCATTCGTGGGGAATCATTGGTGATTCGTTGTGGAGAAAATGATTTGGGTGTTCGAGTCTTGAGTGACTATGACTCCTTCTTCTTTGTTGAATAGAGTAATCTGATTCTGGCAATACAATAGAAGGGGGGGTTCTGCGAGATTTTCGAGTATTGTGCATTTGTCTTGATACTGGAGTTGCTTTCTGACTAAATGTATCACTTTCATTAAGAGAACTATTTGGACAAATACTTCCTCTTCCAAATCCAACTGGCCCAGATACAATTCCCTCATTATCCACGGGACGGTTTAATTCGGGGCGCAAACCTCCATATACTGCATAAGTTGCAGGATATTCATCCTCTGTCTCTGTTTGTGGCCATGCTTCATCAATTGGGGCATAACTCATGCTTATTTGATTTCAAATGCGAAATAATTATTATTGTCAATGTAACCGTGATTTTGTGGAAAATTATGTGCGAATAACTATATATGTCCGAAATCTCAATATCATCTATCTTATCAGGGGTATTTTGGCTCCTCTTTGTACTTTATATGACTAAAATAGTACCAAATCCATCAAAAAAGATAATGGCCATATTTCGATCTCCTATTGTACAATTTTTAATTATGTTGATAGTAACTTATAAGGAATGTTCTAATTTTGCAATTTCTGTATTGATTTCTTTCGCAGTTCTCTTAATTATTAGAACAATTCCAACAGATAACAAATGAATCAAAATTTATGATATATAGAAATGCATGTTAATAGCCAACTATCTTTTCCCACACAACTATAATTATGACAACTCAGCCCAATAATGAGAAAAAATCGAGTAAAGCACTTGATGGATTCAGCGAAAGCGGAGATATGTATTGGAATATGATCCAAAATGGTGGGAAAATGTTACAACATCCTAATCAGGATGCATTTGCCAAAGAAATGGAAACATTGGAAGAGGGTAGTGAAAGTGACCAGGGAACCGGTATTTTATCAGCAGAAGTTGCACCTGTTATGGATGGTGGGGCAGCTATTGGTCAGATGGCATCTGCAGGCAGTTCGACAGGTTCATCTGGTAATAGTTCTAGTTCTGGTGATTCTGATGAGGATAGTGCAGTAGAAAATCCTGTTCTTGCATCTCTAACTAGGCCACAAGCAGCAAAACCAACTGGTCAAACAACTGGTACTGGAGGTAATCATGGCAACTATAAGTCGACTGGGCAGTCTACTGGAAGAAGAGATGATAATGGGCATCATCAAAAACAAAATAATCATTATGAGGATAATGAGAATAATGGCACACAAAGATCAAGGACATCTCAAGAAATTAAGATGGCTAAATTTGCCATTCTTGCCAAACTAAATGATCTCCAAAATCGCGGAGTTACACTATCTCAAGAGTATAACATGAATAGCGATTTGGAAACTATGGAGAGAGAATATAATATCCATTTTTCTATTCGTAATAAACAAGTTATTGTAGGAATGTACGATCAAGGATTTACTGGCGGTATTAATATTATTGAATTTGCAAATCACAATTATGACCCATTTGGATTTAAACTGGATGGTGTTTCCAAGGCAGTTAATGCAGAGAGAGATGAATATCGTGATATTTGGGGAGATTTCTATGAGATGTATCATAAAGATGATAAGATGATTCATCCGGTAGTCCGTCTAGGATTTGCATTAAGCAATACTCTTAGCTCGCATCATATTAATAATTCTCGTACCGAAAGTGCTGAAGCCGAAAAGGCGCGCATTAATAAACAAATTAGTGACCAAGTTAAATTACAGATGGCTGCAATGAATCTTAATAACTCACAACAAAAGATTGCTGGAAATCCAGGACGCCCATCATATGATGATCTGCTCAAAGAAAATGCGGAACTTGGAAAACGAGTTGCATCTCTCAGTAATAGTTCAAATAAGATTCTTGAAAAATTATCATTATATGATCGTCAAAATACTGCAGCCAATCAACCTATTAATCCGCCAACTGCAACTCCCCCTCCCAAAAATAATCACTTAGATGCAAATTTCTCTAGATTTACTGCACCAACTGCCGATTCTCGCAGATTAGATAATTTCTTAGCCAATGCATCTCTCGACGAAACAAGAAATCGTCATAGTTCTATCATGCGGGAACAGGATAAGATTATCGGAAATAGTTCTGGTAGACATAATAAACGCCGTGAAAGTACAGAGGAACAATCCGAAACTGAAGAAACTGTAACTGATTCACCTGAACCTGAGGAGGAGAGACGCAGTACCCGCAGCAAGCACAATAAGAGGGTAAGTAGCTCTGAATCTGATACTAGCAGCAGTACTAGTAGTAGTGCTCGTAATAAATCTGCTAGATCGTCAAATACTGGTAATTCTCGTGGCTCAAAGGGTAGAAAAAGGACCGCAAAAATTGATACCGAACAGATTCGCTAAAATGTCTTTAAATCTAGTATTAAATACCCAAATCGATATAAGAGTTTTGTCTTGTTTATTCATTAACACGACAAATAACAATATGAGTTCACGAAAACCAGCTCCCAGAGGAAAGGCTAAAGTGAGCACTAATAAAAAATCTGAGAGTAAAAGTTCTAAAAGGCGTCAAGTATCAGAATCTGACTCTGAGTCATTATCAGATAGCGAATCAGATAATGATAGTCTAAGAGAAACACTTGTTATGGAAGTTCCAATTTCTGAAAAGAAAATTAAACAATTATTAAAGGGCAGAGAAGCTAGTAATAATAATAATTTAAAACCAATTCCAAAAGCAGAAACTCGCGATGTTGATCAAGTATGTCCTAATTGTCCTAAATATCAAAAGAATATTAGGGAAATGAAAAAACGCTTGAAGGGTGCATCAATTGATGACGAACCAGATAGAATTGCCCTCACAATTCCAGCAATTGATAAAACTGGTAAAACTATTAGATTTCGCAATATGCCGGGAAGAGTATGTGATTGGTGCACTGAGGGTTTTGAATGGGAGCCTACCATGTTACCACAATGTATGGTAGGTGATGTTGTTCGAATGACAGACTATTTCTGTTCTGCTGAATGTTCTGCGGCATATAATTTATACTTTTTGAATGATAAAGATATTTGGAAGAGAAAAACTTTAATTGATAGAATGGAAACTATTCGTAGAGGACAGCCTACTATTGTGAAACCGGCCAGTTCACCACGATTAATGAAGAAATTTGGAGGTAATTATACAGTTTCTGAGTACAGAAAGCTAAATGGAACCGGTAAACGTAGTTATCGTCCTTTACCATCAAGTGTTATTCCTATTGTAACTGTATTGGAATCTGATCAATTTGGACTAACGCGAAATGATGAGGCATTAGTGTTAAAGCGAGAAACTCCACTTAATAATCAATCCTCGTTAGAACGCAGTATGAAATTACGAGTCAATAAGAATAATGCACCAGATAGTGATGATGAAGAAGTTTAATTGAGATATTTTATTTATAAATTATATAATCTTATATTTGATTCTATTATTAATTATAAATAACACTTTTAGTAATGATGTGTATTAAATAAACTGGATGTGTTATTAGATGAAAGGTCCTTATATTTCTCGCAGGTGATAGTCTAGGAGAGTAAATCTTAGTACTTATTGTATTAATGACGAGATGCTCTTGCAATTATGTTTCTTGAGATATTTTCAGCTAATACTGCCATATCATTATTAATTTGGCGAATATCGGCAATGAATATTCTTAAACCTTCAATATTATTATTTCTAGTAAGTTCGACAACTTTATTATAGAATCTTCTTGCCATAATTTCAGGATTAAGTGAGTTATTATATTCAAGTTCAGTAATGCCTGTCATTTCTTTGTTTATTAATACTATAAAAACTTGTAATTACTATTATAAATTAACAATCAATTTTTTCACATACTCATAAAATAACTTACCATTTTATGATAATCCTGACCACCAGGATAACTACCTTTTACTGGCATGTACAATAACTCGCCATGAATCCATTTAAGACGTTTTAGGTGTCTCATTCTAATCTTCAAACAATATCTACCAAATCTTGTTAAGGTTTTGTAATAATTAATTATTCGCTTATATGTATAATGTTTATCATAAAGCCACTATTCTTTATAACCATGTATATCTTCAATTGCAGGCAAACCACCAAGTCGATGACATAATCCATTTACATGCCAACATTTATCTCCATTTATACATTCAACGGTAGGTAAACCACTATTTCGATGAAATTTTCCATTATTAAACCATTGTTTTTCGCCATTCGCAAATACAACAGCAGGTAAATCATTATCGCGATGCTGTTTTCCATTCACATACTATTCTTTATGCCCATCGGCAAATTCAGAAGCAGGTAAACCATTATTTCGATGCAGTTTTTTATCAATAACCAAAGCTTTATTTCCATTACCGTATTTAATGCTTGGTAAGTCATTTATGCGATATTGTTCTCCATTTACAAACCAACCTTTATTTTCACGCTCTACTGCAGGCAAATCATTATCATGCTGTATTTGTCCACCTGCATTATGCCAGTATTTTGTACCAGCGTCGTTAATAGTTGTATAAGCCATTATTTTTGATTTATTAATATTATTTATATTAATGATTAACTATCAATTTTTTACATACTCATAAAATAACTTACCATTTTATGATAATCTTTACCACCAGGATAACTACCTTTTGGAGGCATACATAATAGTTCTCCATGAATCAACTTTACTCTTTTTAATCTTTTCATTCTAATCTTCTTCAAACAATATCTACCAAATATTGTTAATATTTTGTAGTAATTAATTACTTGTTCATATGAATACTGTTTTCCATAAATCCACCATTGTTTATTTCCATTTACACATTCTATTGCAGGTAAACCATTGACACGATGGCAAATATCATTTACAAGCCATGCTTTATTACCATTTGCACATTCAATAGCAGGTAAATCATTGCCACGATTGTGCAATCCATTTACATACCATTCTTTACCGCCATCTGCATATTCTACAGCAGGCAAATCGTTTTTGCGATGATATTCTCCATTTACATACCAATATTTACTTCCATCTGCTCTTTCAATAGCAGGTAAATCATTATCTCGATGTAATTGATCATTTACATAATATTCTTTATCACCTTCTGCAGTTATTATAGCAGGTAAATCATTATCGCGATGCACTTTTCCATTAATGTACCAAATTTTAGTGCCATTTGTGCGTTCTGTAGCTGATAAATCATTATCACGATGCACTTTTTCATTAATGTACAAAATTTTAGTGCCATTTCCATATTCAATTGCTAGTAAACCATTATCTCCATGAGGCTTTCCATTTACATACCATTCTTTATCTCCAATTGCATGCTCTATTGCAGGTAAATCATCATCCCTGTGCAATTTTCCATTTGCATTAAACCAGTATTTCGTATTTGTGCCACTAATCTTCATATAAGCCATGTTGCTGAGAACTGCGAATTGTACTTAATTGAACATACTGAAACTTATTAATTATACAATAATTCAAGCAATATAATAATCAATTTTTTTACATACTCATAAAATAACTTACTATCTGATGATAATCTTTGCCACCTGGATAACTGCCTTTTGGAGGCATACATAATAATTCTCCATGAATCCATCTAAGACGTCTTAGTTTTCTCATTCTGATCTTCTTCAAACAGTATCTACCAAATCCTTTTAAAATTCTGTAATAATTAAGTACTTGGTCATAACTGTATCTTTTATCATAAATATACCATTCTTTATTTCTATCTGCATATTCAATCGCAGGTAAACCACCGAGTCGATGACGTAATCCATTTACATACCATTGTTTATTACCATATGCTCTTTCAATAGCCGGTAAACCATTATCTCTGTGCAGTTCTCCATTTACATACCATTTTTTTTCACCATTTGCACGTTCGATAGCAGGTAAATCATTATCTCTATGTAGTACTCCATTTACATACCATTCTTTAGTTCCAGATGCACGTTCGATAGCAGGTAAATCATTATCTCTATGTAGTACTCCATTTACATACCATTCTTTAGTTCCAGATGCATATTCAATGGCAGGTAAATCATTATCTCTGTGTAGCTTATTATTGACATACCATTCTTTATCGCCATGAGCTTTTTCAATAGCTGGTAAACCATTATCTCGATGATGTTTTCCATTTACATACCATTCTTTGGTTCCAGATGCATATTCAATGGCAGGTAAATCATTATCTCGGTGATGTTTCCCATTTATATACCATTGTTTATTACCATTTACTTTTTCTATTGCTGGTAAATCATTGTCCCGATGGAGTTTTCCATATTCATTTTTCCATGTATTATTACCTTTTTTATCAGTCGTGCACATCATAACTTGTTTCAAATATTATAGTTATACTAATAACCATAACTATATAATGAAATATTTAACATATCAATTTTTTACATATTCATAAAATAACTTACCATCTGATGATAATCCTTTTGCCACCTGAATAACTGCATTTAGGGGACATACATAATAGTTCTCTATGAATCCATCTAAGTCTCCTTAATTGATTCATTCGGATCTTCCTCAAACATTATTTACCAAATCTTGCTAAGATTTCATAATAACTAATTACTTGATTGTATGTGTATTGTTTTCCATAAATCCACCATTGTTTATAACTATTACCACATTTAACAGCAGGTATAAACCATCAAGCCGATAATGTAATCTATTTACATACCAACATTTATCCCCATTTGGAGATTCAATTGCTGGTAAATCATTATATCTATGTAGATATCTGTGTCCATTTACAAACCAATATTTATTACCATTTGCATATTCAATAGCAGGTAAATCATTATCTCTTTGTTGATGTCCATTTTTATGATTATGCTATCTTTTATTTCCATGAATATCAATTTGCATTGTCATTTCGCTATTGATGGCTTTAATAAAAAATGTACTTGAATGTACTATTAACTTAATCTTACTTATAATTAAACTAAGCAATATAACAATCAATTTTTACATACTCATAAAATAATTTACCATATTAAGGTAATCCTGTCCACCGAGATAACTACCTTTTGGCGGCATACACAACAGTTCTCCATGAATCCATCTTAGATGCCTTAGTCTATTCATTCTGATTTTCCTAAGACAATACCTACCAAAATTTTTTAGAATTTTGTAATAATTACATACTTGCTCATATGTGTATTCATTATCATAAATATTCCAACGTTTACCTTTCCCATGCCACTCTATGGTAGGCAAACCTCCGAGACGATGGAGATATCCATTTACATACCAATATTTATTACCACTTGTTCTTTCGATAGAAGGTAGATCATTATCTCTATGTAATAATCCATTTACATACCAATATTTATCACCATCTGCATATTCAATCGCGGGCAAATCATTATCGCGATGCAATTTTCCATTTACATACCAATTTCTACTCCCACTTGCATATTCGATTGCTGGTAAATCATTATCTCGGTGTAGTTTTCCATTTACATACCATTCCTTATCACCATTTGCATTTTCAATAGCAGGTAAATCATTATCACGATGTAGTTTTCCATTTACATACCATTTTCTATCTCGATTACTCTTTCCATTTACACAGCTATATCCATCATAATTTACACGATCAATAGCGGGTAAATTATTATCGCGATGTAATAATCCATTTACATACCAACATTTACCACCATTTGCATATTCAATAGCGGGTAAATTATTATCACGATGTAGTTGTCCTTTTACATTGCACCATCTCTTAGTTCTAAAAAAATCAATTTGCATTGTCATTTCGCTATTGATGGATTTAAATGTATTTTCCAGTGTACTATTAACTTATTATTAATATAGTTATTTAAGGAATATAATAATCAATTTTTATCCAAACTCATAAAATAACTTACCATCTTATGATAATCTTGGCCACCTGGATAGCTGCCTTTTGGAGGCATGCATAATAGTTCCCCATGGATCCATCTTACTCTTCTTAATCGCCTCATTCTGATTTTCCAAAGACAATATCTACCAAATTTCGCTAAGATATTGTAATGATTAATTACTTCATCATATGTATATCGTTTTCCATTTATGAACCATAATTTACAACCATATGCATATTCAATGGCATGTAAGCCGCATGGTCTATGTATTTTTCCATCAGCATACCAATATTTATCACCATTCGAACATTCAATTGCAGGTAAATCATTATCACGGTGTAGTTTTCCATTTACACACCATGCTTTGATTCCATCTGCATTTTCAATTGCTGGTAAATTATTTTCACGATGTAATTTTTCATTTACATACCATTCCTTATCACCATTTGCATTTTCGATAGCAGGTAGATCATTATCGCGATGTAATTTTCCATTTGCATTGTACCATTTCTTATTTCCTCGCGCGTCAGTTTTCATTGCCATTGTGATGTGAATAAAGAGTATATTACAATGTGCTTATTATAACTTGCTATTATGTATGGTTATATCTGAAACAATATAAAAATCAATTTTTTACATACTCATAAAATAACTTACCATCTTATGATAATCCTGGCCACCCGAATAACTACCTTTTGCCGGCATACATAATAGTTCCCCATGGATCCATCTAAGTCTTCTTAATCGCCTCATTCTAATCTTTCTAAGACAATGTCTACCAAATCCTTTTAAGATTTTGTAATAATTATATACTTGTCCATAAGTGTAGCGTTTGTGATAGATGTACCAAAATCTACTCCCATCACGATATTCAACTGCATGCAATCCGCCAAGACGATGACATTTTCCATCAACAAACCACATTTTATAACCATCAGCAACTTTCGCGGGTAAATCATTATCTCGATGTAGTTTACCATTTTTATAATATTTTTTTGAATTAATTCCAATTATAACAGATAATGCATTATCACAATTATGTAGCTCTTTGTTCATTTTTATCACAAATACTTGTTTGTTTTTTCATGATATATTATCCTAATTGCAATAATATATTTAATCAACATGATTGAAATTTAATTTTTATGATCTTTTGCTATTTAACCATTTTTTAGTAGCACTATCTCCTAGCCTCCATTCGCATGCATCTCCTAATCTTCTAAATATGATCTTTGCCTGAACATGACAATCTGCCAAATCATCTCTTTTAGGATGTTTCTTGTAAAATAATTCCCATTCTGAATCTTTGATATCTTGTTCACAGATTTCCATAATTTTAGCTTTACGTAATTCTCTTGTAATATTTCTATCTGGGATTTTAGCACTCGGGCTAATAAACTCTACACTCTTAACTGCACTTGGATATCTGTATTGTAAACTCGATACATAATTATTTGTGTTAAATAACAAGGCCTCCTTTTCCAGAGATTCTAAATATAATTGGCGATCGATTTTACCTCGAATCATAAACCAATGAAATAAAGTTTCGGAAATAGCCTTCATCTTTGGATTAGTTAAACTTGGCTGATTTTCAATAACAACATGTTGGACAAAAAGAAAATCCGGACGCAGTTCGAGTTCTGATATTAATACTTCCTTTAACTTTTCAACAGCAAACTTTTTACTTGAAACTTTCTTATATCTTCGCAATTTTGGTAAAGTTGTGTGTTTGACACAATGTTTGAGTTTACTTCTTCCCTTTACTATCATATAAGCCTTGTTACCACAATTAATACACTTAGCTCCAGCCTCTTTACATGGAATAACACCTTGTGCACCAACATGTTGACCACACCATGCTAATTCTTCTCCATTGCTTTGACGAGTATCAGTCACCCACATGGCAACTCTTCCACATTTACACCGTCTTTCAAATCTCTCAAGTAAATCAATCAATCCCCAAGATAATGTCTTATAAAGAACTTTCCCGGTTTTATCGTCAATATACCTTTCCATTAAACAATAAGCTGCATTTCTGATACCAACATCCCATGATAAGACTCGCATTATACTGTATGCTATAGTTAAAATCCTTAACCTAACAGTTGATTTTTCATTTCAAATTAATATATTTTTATTAATTTGATCAATATCCTAATAACATTTACTTAGAGGATTTCTTAGAGGAGGACTTCTTAGTAGAACTCTTCTTTCCGGCCTTAGGAGCAACAGTCTTCTTGGCGCTCTTCTTGACTCCACTCTTCTTAGGCTTTCCTCCAGTTTGCTTCTTGGCACCTCCAGTCTGTTTCTTAGCGGACTTCTTGGCAGTAGACTTCTTAGCACCAGTAGCCTTCTTGGCAGTTGCCTTCTTAGCTCCAGTAGCCTTCTTGGTACCAGTTGCCTTCTTGGTACCAGTTGCCTTCTTGGCAGATGCCTTCTTAGCCCCAGTAGCCTTCTTAGGCTTTCCTCCAGTCTGCTTCTTAGCGGTAGACTTCTTGGCACCAGTGGCTGCCTTCTTAGGCTTTCCACCAGTCTGCTTCTTAGTAGACTTCTTGGTGCTAGACTTCTTGGTAGTGGCCTTCTTGGCGCTAGGAACCTTCTTAGACGAGGTAGAACTCTTCTTAGAGGAGGTAGAACTCTTCTTCTTCTTTCCTCCATCTTGGCTAGACGAACTAGATGACTTCTTGGAAACCTTTCCGCCAGACAGAGACTTGTGCTTCTTGTCAGAACTAGAGGACTTTGATTTCTTTCCTCCAGATAGACTTCCCTTGGAGGGAACAAAGGACTCGCCACTTCCAGAATGATCACTCGATTCGGAAGATTTTCCAGATTGGTGTTTGCTGCTAGTCTTGGTAGTTGAACTCATCTTGCTTGATGTATACTTATATCCAGATTTTATTAAGCCACTTTCTAAACGTGAAATATTTAACAGAAAAAATTGATGCAATTTACTATAATCTTAACATTTTGATTAACCACGTGATGAAACTAGATACTGCAAAATCTAAAAAGCCTCAATCTTTTTATAAAAAAGATGATAATGACAAACTAGATAGTAAAAGTATTCGTAAGAAACAACTTGCTAATGCCAGAACTGATCATACTATAAAGATCGATATGAGGAGTCTCAATAAAGCTTTACCAATGGATACATTACCAAAAAGATTAACTATTTCAACAATGACAATGACATGCTGTATTGGTACCAAAATTAATAGAAAAAACGTAGCATACTATATCGATCTAACTGAGGGCGGAATCGATAACATCAGATTTGGTTCAAATCCCGGATATCAGAGGAGCATCCATCCACCTAAGAAAACAAATAAAACTGGGGGAAAAAGATTTTATAATCAGACTACTATTGAGATAGATCCGGGTTCAGATAATAAACCTATTAATCTGAAGCTTTTTAGGAATGGATCTTTACAAATGACTGGTGTCAAAGATGTAAAGGATTTTGTTTCGATTATGGGTAAACTATTCTATGAATTTAAAAGAATTAAAGGAGTCATACTAGATGGTACTATTCGCCCAAAGCCGTTTGTTACAAACATCTCAAATCTTAGAGTTTTTAATATCAAAGTAGACCTTATTAATACTAATTTTCGAGCAAATTGCAAATTTGATCGTATTAAATTACATCGAAAACTCTTAGCAGAGGGCATCAGATCTACCTACCAACCATGCATGCATTCGGCTGTAAATATCAAATATTACTACGCCAATGGTGATATCGATGATGATGGAGAAAGTGTAAAGAAAAAAGTATCCATATTTATATTTGAATCAGGTGCAGCTATTATCACTGGTGGCGGATGTATTGAACACATTGAGGCAACTTATCGCTTCATTGTCAATAAAATCAATGAATATGGCCATAGTATTGTACTCATTAAGACTGATACCATTCTTCTTGAATCAAATAAACTACAACAATTTATTAAAAAACTACCAGATCCTTTCAAGCAAAAGAGATTACTTCTTCCATAAATTCTAAAAATTCTCTAAATTTACAAGTTTATGAGATATGTGCCAGTTGAACTATACAATGAGATTGCAAGTTTCCAGATAAATTATTTACTGCATCAACAAGATAATCTCTGTATTTTTGAGAACCAGTTGCTCCGTACTGAATTGTGGTTTCATTAATTCCATCAATAACTTCTTGTTGTAAAACTAATGCATTTTTATATAATGAAATTATTGTTGGTAGATATGAGTATAATGTTTCGGATTGCATTATAGCAATTTCATCATATGATCCAGTATGGAATCGCGGATTATGTTCTAATACTCTTCGCAACCAAATACGCAACATATGATCTTTCTGGGGTTCTAAATCACGATTGCGATGTAATTTTAGTATACGCTCATAAACCATTCTATCTCGCGATTTGTGAAAAGTAATCATTAAATTAGCACATTCAATCCATTCTTCAAACGCGAATTGCTTTCTTCTACGATTATTACAAAGACTCATCCATATAATCAAAATTAAAATACAAACCGCGGCAATAAAATTCATAACTATAATGTGAGTATAAAATTCACATTATTAATTTAATATCCTAATAATTTTTCCACGCGTCACGATAATTTGGCATTCCGTCATCAATCATCTCATTTCTCCATGGTCTCTCAATAATAGGCCGCCACACACTCTTATCAAATGCTGTTAATTCGCCATCATCCTCAGTATCATTAGTATCATCTTCACTATTCTCACTTTCATCATTATTAACACTTTCACTAACATCATCATTAATTTTATTATTTTTTGATAGATTTCGCATAATAATAATAAATACAAGCGCAGTTAAACTTAAAATAAGCAAAATATCACTAATTGTCATTATCTATACTGATTGTATTTAAGATATTACAGTATTCAATGGCGATGTTTTCTAAAATATGACGGTCTTTTACGATTTTGCATGTGCCTTTTATTTGAATTTCCTGTATTAAAGTTCATTCTTTTCTTGAAAGTCATTGGTATGTATGTTTCACTAATAACAAAACTTCTTCTTGGCTGTTCCTCAGATGGAATCAATATACAAAATACTGTTATAAATCCAATAACCAAAATCAACAGTGCGGTTAAATCTAAACTATTCATACTAATTCTTAGTAAGAATTTAAACCTATATATTCATAAAATAACTTACCATTTGATGATAATCCTGTCCACCTGGATAACTTCCTTTTGATGGCATACATAATAGTTCTCCATGAATCAACTTTACTCTTTTCAATCTTTTCATTCTGATCTTCTTCAAACAATATCTACCAAATATTGTTAATGTGTTGTAATAATTACATACTTGTTCATATGCGTAATATTTATTATTAACGAACCAATATTTATTTCCATTTGCACATTCAATTGCAGGTAAGCCACTTAATCTATGACATTTTCCATTTACATACCAATATTTAGTTCCATCTGCACCTTCGACAGCAGGTAAACCATTGTCACGGTGTAGTAATCTATTTACATACCAAAATTTAGTTCCATCTGCACCTTCGACAGCAGGTAAACCATTGTCACGGTGTAGTAATCCATTTACATACCATTCCTTATTACCACTTGCATAAACAATAGCAGGTAAATCATTATCACGATGTATTTCTCCATTTACATACCAAAATTTATCGCCATCTGCTTCTTCTAATGCTGGCAAACCATTATCGCGATGTAGTTCTCCATTTGCATTATACCATGATTTAGTTCCATCTGCATCAGTTTTCATTGTCATCTTTTATTTTGTATTGAAACTGTGTACTTTCTTGTATACTATTAACTTACTATTATTACAGTTTATTCAAGCAATATAACAATCAATTTTTTACATACTCATAAAATAACTTACCATTTTATGATAATCCTGGCCACCGGGATAACTACCTTTTAGTGGCATACATAATAGTTCTCCATGAATCCATCTAAGTCTTCCTAATCTTCTAATTCTAATCTTCTTGAGACAATATCTAAAAAAGTTTTTTAATATTTTGTAATAATTAATTACTTCATCATATGTATATTGTTTGCCATAAATATACCATAATTTACGACCATCATTATGTTCTATAGCAGCTAAACCACCAAGACGATGCAATTATCCATTTACAAACCAATGTTTATCGTCATTTGCATATTCGGTAGCAGGTAAATCGTTGTCACGATGCAGTTTTCCATTTTTATACCAATATTTAGTTCCATCGCGCCATTTAATAGCAGGTAAATCATTATCACGATGATATTTTCCATTTATGCACCAAAATTTATTTCCATTGGTATATTCTTTAGCAGGTAAATCATTATCTCTGTTATACATTCCATTTACATACCATTGTTTATCACCATTTGCTTTTTCAATAGCAGGTAATCCATTATCTCGATGCCGTTTTCCATTTATATACCATTGTTTATTGCCATTTATTTTTATAATTGCAGGTAAATCATTATCTCGGTGGAGTTTTCCATTCTCATTTTTCCATGTACTGTTACCTTTTTTATCAATTGTGCACATCATAACTTGTTTCCAATATTATAGTTATACCAATAACTTAATTATATATAAACAATATATCAATCAATTTTTTACATATTCGTAAAATAATTTACCATCTTATGATAATCTAGACCACCTGGATAACTACCTTTTACAGGCATACACAACAATTCACCATGAATTAATTTAACTTTTTTTAATCTTTTCATTTTGATCTTTTTCAAACAATATCTACCAAATCTTTTTAAGATTTTGTAATAATTACATACTTGCTCATAAGTGTAGCGTTTATGATAGATGTACCATTCTTTATGACCACTCGCATATTCAAATGCAGGCAATCTGCCTAGACGATGTATTTTATCATTTACAAACCAAGTTTTAGTTCCAAATACAGTTTCAATTGCAGGCAAATCATTATCTCTGTGACACAATCCATTTACAAACCAAGTTTTAGTTCCAAATACAGTTTCAATTGCAGGCAAATCATTATCTCTGTGACACAATCCATTTACAAACCAAGATTTAGTTCCAATTGCATATTCTTTGGCAGGCAAATCATTATCGCGATGCAGTTTACCATTTACATATCAATATTTATCTCCATTGGCATGTTCTACAGCAGGCAAACCATTATCACGATGCAGTTCCCCAGTTTCATTATACCATGATTTAGTTTCACCTGCATCACTTTTCATTGTCATCTATGCTTTGAATTAAAAGAGTGTTCTTACATATTATTCTTAGCACTATTAATTATAACTAAATAACTTTACATTTCAATTTTTTACATACTCATAAATTAACTTACCATTTTATGATAAGCCTGACCACCAGGATAACTGCCTTTTACCGGCATACATAACAACTCTCCACGAATCCATCTTACTTTTCTTAATCGTCTCATTCTGATTTTCCTAAAACAATACCTACTAAATCCTTTTAAGATTTTGTAATAATTACATATTTGTTCATATGAATAATATTTGTCATATATGTACCAAGATTTATCACCATCTACAAATTCTACACCAAGGTAAACCATTATCGCAATGTATTTCTCCATTTACATTATAATACCACCATTTAGTACCATATTTGTCTGTTTCCATTGTCATTTTGTATTGGATTGAAAAGAGTGTATTTCTTATGTATTATTAACTTAATCTTATATTAGAACAATTAAACAATATAACAATCAATTTTTCACATATTCATAAAATAACTTACCATTTGATGATAATCCTGTCCACCTAGATAACTGCCTTTAGCTGGCATACATAACAGTTCGCCATGAATATATCTTAATCTGCTTAATTTTCTCATTCTGATTTTCTTCAAACAATATCTACCAAATATTGTTAATGTTTTGTAATAATTAATTACTCGCGCATATAAGTAATATTTACCATAAATGCACCAGAATTTATTTCCACTTGCATATTCTATAGCAGGTAATCCACCAAGACGATGCCTTAATCCATTTACATACCATTCTTTATCATCGTATACATATTCGATGGCAGGTAAATCATTATCTCGATGTTTTTTTCCATTTATCCACCATTCTTTACTACCATTAGCATATTCAATTGCAGGTAAATCATTATTTCGATGACGTCTACCATTTAAATACCAGCATTTAGTTCCATTGACGTATTCAGTTGCAGGTAAATCATTATCTCGATGCAATTCTCCATTTACATACCAAAATTTATTTCCATTCAACCATTCTACGGCAGATAAATCATTATCGCGATGTAATTCTCCTTTTATATTATACCATCTTTTAGTTATAATAAAATTAGCTTTCATTGTCATAGTCATATTGTATTTAGATATTCTTCTATTATGTACTATATAAATTAACTATAACAAAATATATCAATTTTTTACACACTCATAAAATAACTTACCATTTTATGATAATCCTCTCCACCCGGACAACTGCCTTTAGCTGGCATACATAACAGTTCGTCATGAATATATCTTAATCTGCTTAATTTTCTCATTCTGATCTTCCTAAAACAATACCTACTAAATCCTTTTAAGATTTTGTAAATATTAATTATTTGCTTGCGTACATAATATTTATTATAAATGTACCAGGCTTTATAACCGCCAGAATATTCAATGGTTGGTAAACTACCAATGCGATGTAGTTCGCCATCATTATTATACCATCGTATATTTCCACAAAAATCAGTCTTCATTGTTATTTTGTTTAGAATTAAAAGTATATTATGATGCACTTTTTCTACTATAAATTTAATATTATCCAATTATTATAAGCTTTTAATTTTTCATAATGTATTGATTTCCATTACTACATTTTCTTCAGATAAAGAAAAACGAGCAGTGACAGGTTCTGGTACAATATTATTATGCATTATTTCTTCTGCTGCTACAGGTGCATTTGAGCGATAGTACGCACAACATATAAAAAAGAGAATTATGTCTAAACAAACAAATAAGAATAATATAAAATATAATAATGATCTTTCTGAATTAAACAACATCGTACAATACTTGCTATATTATTTTTACTTTCTATTGCTAATTGCAATATATTTTTTGCAATTATTATAATATTTGATTTTCCTTGTGTCTCATTATAAATAATACTGATATCCGACAAAATACAATAATAAATATAATATATAAAATTAAGATATTTATAGCAGTTCAATACAAGACTGACGACTAGTGATATTCTTTTATTGTTATTTTATAACTATCAAGTAAGATCAATTTTTACATACTCATAAAATAACTTACCATTTTATGATAATCCTGTCCACATGAATAACTGCCTTTTAAAGGCATACATAACAATTCTCCATGGATTCATCTCACTCTTTTTAATCGATTAATTCTTATTTTATTCAAACAATATCTACCAAATCCTTTTAAAATTTTGTAATAATTACATACAATTAATATAATGTAATGCATTTGAATTATACAGCATTATACATATGGTTTTCATCTTCACTTTCATTTGCTAACTGCGATATGATTTCAAATATGATCATATCATTTATTATAATATTTGAATTATTCTGTCTAGTATTATTTAATAAGCAATTGTATAACATAATAATAACAGCAATCCATAAAAAGATACCAAGGAATATAATGTATGGAATAATGAATTGCATGGTTTCTGTCAAAGAATGAATGTTTTAGAGGTACTCTTATACTATTGATATCATATTGTTAATTGATAATGAAATCAATTTTTTTGGTATATTTACCATTAAATGTAATAATTTATTATATTTAAAATGAATGTCTTGGAGTTACTGTTGCTGATTCAATCTCAATTACAGTTACAGATGGAGAATTAATGCTAATTGGTATTATCTCCTCTTCAATACAATGTTTATAACATGGAATGCAAATATATGGATATGAACGACTAGTGCAACAACATATCCATAAAATACACAATCCAAATGCGATCATTGATAAGCCAATAACTTCGATATAATCTGACATGATGACAGTTGTGCAGGTGTACTTGATAATTACTATAGTTATAATAATTCTCAAGTAGATATGATTTCAATTATTTATAATTGGGTAAATGGCATATTATCAGGATATTGATTATGTGAATAACCTTCCTGTCTTCCAAATTCATTATCAGAATATTGTCTAGGAATATTGTAAGGATTGTTATTAAGTTGATCAATCATAGTTGGATCGAGGCGAACACTTTCCTGTGGAATAGTTGTGCCGTTGCGGGTCCAATTACCCATTCCATTAGAATAATTTGGATTTGCAGAACCACCTCCTTCTAATCTTGCTGAATTTGACTGAGAGGAGCGCAATCTCTGTTGTGTAAAATCATTATTATAACCAACATTGATATTACCTGCAATCGGTCTCCCAATTAATGTTTTATCAGCAGTATCAGCCTGATAATAGCTAATATATGGAACATGTTTATCAACTTGATTATTACCACCACCCCATCTTTCGACCAGTGTTCCTTGGCGAATAGTTGGTTGCATAACAGTTGGATTTGCTCCATATCCTCCAGCACCAACTGCCGGCGTAGTTCCTCCTAATTGTAAAGTATTCTCATATTCTTGGCGCAATGTATCAAATGATTGTTGAGGATTCGAACCGTATCCGCCATACTGTCCTGCATTACCAGCACCATTTAATTTATTAGTATTTTCATACTCTTGGCGCAAAGTGTTAATTGATTGTTGAGGATTAGCATTATATCCTCCATACTGGCCAGCATTACCAGCACCATTTAATTTACATGTATTCTCATACTCTTGTCGTAAAGTATCAAATGATTGTTGGGGATTGGCACCATATCCACCATATTGGCCAGCATTACCAGCACCATTTAACTTACTAGTATTTTCATATTCTTGACGCAGAGTGTTAACTGATTGTTGAGGATTAGAATTATATCCACCATATTGCCCAGCATTACCAGCACCATTTAATTTACTGGTATTCTCATACTCTTGGCGCAAAGTATTAACTGATTGTTGAGGATTAGAATTATAGCCACCATACTGTCCAGCATTTCCAGCTCCCTGAATTTGCTGGGTGCCACTCATTGTTTGTCTGAGAGTATTAAATGCTTGTTGAGGATTTGCACCATAACCACCTTGCTGTCCTGCTTGGGATGCATTAGCAATCATATGAGTACATTCAACTAATTCTTTTAGTGTTGTTGGCATCTGTTGAGGATTTGCTGTATAACCTCCTTGCCTTGATCCCTGAGTAGTTCCTCCAAGTTGACTAGTACCTTCAGTAATTTGACGATTCGTAATAAATGATTGTTGAGGATTAGCACCATAACCTCCCATTTTCCCAGATTGTGCGGGGGCGCCAGGTAAATGATTAGCTGTCATTTGACGCATTGTCGGATCAAGAATAAGATCTGTTTTTGCCCAACCTCCATCAGGTCCTGCAAATCCCACACCGATTTGTGGTTGCATGGTTGTTTCTTTAAAATTAATAGCTAATGGATTCCAGCTGGCTGGCATCGTACCAACACTATTACCAACTGCTCCATTATAAGTATTATTTTCTAATAATTCTCTACCAGTTGTTAATGGTACATCCAATGGATTATATGATTGGCCGTGAAATTGTGCACCGCCAGCTGTTCCAAGCTGTAACTGTTGTTGTAAGGTTTGGCGAACAGTTTCTTTAGCAGCATCATTATATTGTGTCGCAATTTGATTATACCCACCCCCTCTAGCTGCATAAGCTCCAGTATCAACAGATGTCATTTGGCGAATAGTTGGAGCTTGAATATCAGTTGGATCAAATGCTTTATTACCTCTACTCTGATTTCCGGCCGCACCAATAGACTGCGTTTTCTCAGTTTCCATTCTTTTATTATCATAAAGTTGGTGGTTTTCTCTTCTAATTCCTCCACCTCCTTTTTGTGTTGCTGGGCCAAGATCATAACCATCCAATTTAATTCTTGTTGTTTCTTGAACCTTTCCGCGTAAATTATAAGAACCATTATCACCCAAACTTGAAATAACAGCATTTGGAGTTCCGGCATGATAAACATGTGTATCCTCGCGGAGAGTCTTTCCAAGATTATAAACTTCTCTGGTTTTGGGAGCAGTATTAATAAAACTATTCTTTGGTAGATTTTTATGGTCATTTGCAGCTATGCGATAGGGACGGTACTTATTTACAGGAGCTTGAACACCTCGAGTAGAACCTTTTTGACCAGGGATTACTGGAGCAGTATAAGTAACTTGTTGTTTATTTGCCAATCTTATCTGATCAATTGTTTTTGGCATAGGACGATAATCATATGACGGTGCAAGAGCCCCTGTAGCTTTAGTAGTATAATCAAGATCAAGGCCGGGTGTATCTTTAATTGGCTCAAAAGGTTTTTCTCCATCACGTCTACCTGAAACATAATATCTGTCTGTTTCCCATTCTGTCATTACAGGTGTACCAAAAACGTTACCAGAATTTTTAACTGGATTGAATAAAGGCAGGACTTCTACCTTTGATGGCTTAAGTTCATTAGCTCCAGTAAATAATTCTAATCTTCCTTTCATATTTCCATCTCGCCTTTTATCATCGCCACCTCCACCATAAGTTTTAGCAGCGAAATATGGTACTAATTGAGTTTTCTTGAATTGTTTTAATTCAGCAGGTGAAACAACTCCATATGTCATATCATTTTTAGTATAATTACTCCATCCGCCAGTTAATGCCATCCCTGCCTCAGATGAAACCATTGTATTACCAGAAATATTATTTGCCACATCATTACTTCCTACAACTCCTTTTGGATTATCAAAACGAATAGGATTAAATTGTTTTGTGTAATCTCCCCCATCAAAGCTTCCTGATTTATCTAATCGAGATTCATTGCGCAGTTTATCCTCAGTACCAAGCCAATCTGGTGCAGCACCACTATCATTATCTGATAAATTATCAGTTGCATCAAATGATGCACCAGCTCCATCATCTTGATTACTTTCCCATGCATGGCGGTTTGGTAATCTATTTGCATTTGATGGCACAATACCAGTGCGAGCAGTATCTTTTGAAAGACGATCATATTTTTCAGCACTTTGCCATAATTGATTTACTGACCGAGTTAATTGTGATGAATTATAGATATTATCTCTATTTCGGTTGTTATTTGATTTCGAATTAATTTTATTGGTCTTATCTGATAATTCAAGCCCAACTAGGGCCAATCCGCCTGCAATAAGGAGTTCCATGCTTAATGAAACCATAGGTTAAAATTGTTTTACATATAGCATGATTTTGCTATATATTTATAAAATAAATACAACAGTTTTTGTTAATATACAATTATTATTAATTGTATATTGGATTTATAATTATGTTTTAACATTTCTTTCCTTTAATTTTAGCAATAAGAGATGCATCTGGTTTGAATCCAAGAGGCTGTGGCAGTTTTACAACATAAGAATCTTTTGCCATTTGACGAGTATGGAGATCTGCTCTCGGATCAATATAATCAACTGCATCATGTTCTCTCTGAAAGATTTGGCGATACTGGCCATCCAGTTCACGATAATCTTGACGAGGATGACTAATTCTAGAATGTTCTGGTGCAAATTTAGGACAGAATTGTTGCGAAAGAGCCAAAGGAGTGGTTTGTGGAGGGTTATAAAAATGATCTCTGCCATTTCCCATTCTCATTTTTGATGATTGGTGGCGGAGTGTACTTTCAACATCCGTAATATGACCAATGCTTTCTACTCCAATGGCACTTCCAGAATAACGTTGGCGGTCTGCAACCGGCCCCCATGGTTGTTCACAAGGACTACAATTAGCCATTTGTTCTGGATTAGTTTTATAAATTAATGGTTCTGTTGACTGTGCTACTCTAACAGCATAGTTTTCCGAATTATACATTTCCCGCGTAAACATGGCTATATATTTACGCTATATTTAATTACTTTTGGCATTTTTATTAACCTCCTGCGCTCTAGCATTAAATTCATCCCTATTATGCTTATATAGAGATGCAGCACTAGCATTTAATGGATCATCTGCATTAGGATCATTCATAAGACTACTAATAGCTAGAATGATCTTTGGTAAACTGAATGTAGGATTCCATGCCCCTGTTTCGCGTTTAAGAATATCAATACAAATCGCACCATATTCATTAAAATTAGGATGGAAAATCTGAGTCTGAATTTTAACCGTTGGCGGGAAAATAGGAAAATCTGATGGCATTTTAATATCCAATGTAAATTTACCGCCTTCATAAGGAGAACATTTTGGTCCTTTTAATACAGCAGTCCAACTTGATAGATTTACATTTCCATCAATATCATAGATTGGTGATAATGAAAATGTATCTTCATATATTTTTGCATCACGTGTATAATCCTTTAATTCCTTGGAAAGTCTTTTGACTCCAATTGCTGAAAGGCCCTGAACATTATTTTCTTTCTTCGCGATTGATGACATTCTTGCTGTTCTATAATAGAGTATTTGCTAATAGTAATCTTAATTACTATTCATTTTAAAAGACATATTCATATCAATTTTTTTGAGTTTATTTACTCGAACACGAGATTTTTTCGGATGGCATCACAAATCCAGGATTAGTTGGGCGCTGGATTCCTGAATTAAAGAACAAATGGCGGCTAACATCAGGGCATACAGCAGGATTGAGATTCACATGTGCGCGAGGATCAAATGTTGAAATTAGACTATTTGAGCCAATCTGACTTGCACTGCCATTAGGATTTGTCATTTTTTCAATGGTTCTTGGATGGAATCGATTAAGTCCCTTCATATCCGACTCAACATCAATTTGAGAAAAATGCTTTGTAGGGGGCACGGCATTGCATACATTTCCATTTACATGCGCCCCAAGATACATATTGTACTGCATTGGCATTACGCTTTGCTTAAGATCTGCCTTAGCAGAATCGGCATCGTAGCGAGGTTTAGTGAAACTCATACTATATGGGTGGGCCAAATAAATATTAGCCCTGGAATGCTTAATTTAGTCTAGATCTTATCAGGAAATTGGTCTTGACGAGAATATCTATCAAAATTACGAGTATCAATACCTCCTCTAGGAAATGGTAAAACTACACTATCCGGATGTTGAAAATCATCATTAATTAATGGTTCAAAACGATCCATTGCAACATCTGTTATTTTACGATCTTGATAAGTACGAGTATTTTCACCAAAATGCATATTATTATTAACATTCATGTCACCAAATCCCGAACCAATACCTGTAAAAGGTACAGCTCTATAAAAAGCAGTATTCGAACTAGATTTAATTTCTCCACCACGATAATCTGGCACAGATCTTACTAAACAAGTATCCATGGTGGAATGCGCCGTATCTCTTGTGCGGGCTACATTATTTCCACGTAATTTAGAATCAATATCAATTGCTGCAGGATTAATTGATCCACCATACATCGTAACTCCTGGTTCTGCTAATGCCTTTTCTCTATTATTAGAACTATTAGAATCATTATTGTTCATATTATTAAATTTTAATCTAAGAGGGGCAGTTGCTACACGCTCTTTCCAAGTTTCTGCTGCTTGCTCCGGACGAGATGGTTGATTTAATTGCAATCCTTTCCAAATTTTTACGAGTTCTAATTGCGTAATACCATATACTTTTTCAAGCGGGACTGGTGCATCAATTCCATTTGCCATATGGAACTTTTTCTGACGGATATATTCTCTAACATTCGGAGCTAATCTAAGATCATCCTCTTGTAAAATTGTACGAGATCCGGCAACCTTATTACTAAAATTAGGGGGATTAGACTGCATCATTACATCACATATAGGAAAAATTGATAGCAAATATGCTCTACTATAAAGTTTCTATATCTTATAACAAAACAACTATAATTAACACAATGGCTGCTCCTACTACTGCACTATTTATCCGTTTTAGAGCTCATTCTAGACGAGATAATGCTAGAGCAATTGAATCTAAGATGCAGGCTGCTAATTGGGATCCAGATGTTTTTGGATCCACAATCATCCATTCTCATACGTCAAATGTTCATAACATAATTAGAGAACATTTAGGCCGCGAGCCAATAATTACTATTGATGATAAAGATGTTAAACTGATTGACAATTCTAAAAAAATTATAAAACTTTATAATTCCATTATGATTTATGAAAAAAAATCTCAGATGGAATATACAAGAACATCTAATAGATATAATGGAAATACCTATATAGCGAGATTTATTAGTAACTGCACAATTAATTTTAAAAAATTAGCTGAACTATCCGATTTATATTATGAATCATCTAATAAACCAATCGATATTATTGCAAAACTAGAAACATTTATTAGATCAATTATTGGGTTTTGGACTACAATTATTAATAGGCCCAATCATATTATCACAACGCTTAACATATTGATAACATTTGGAGAGTGTGCGCAAACAACACTTGATAAATTTACAAGAATTAATCCAAATGTGACAGACTTAAATAAATTAAGTAAGGCGAAATTCAATGGTTCCACTAATAATACTAATAATGAGGATGAGGAAGAAATTGAGTTGTAATAAAAAGAGTAAAATAGATTCATGATGAGCTATTATGTATGCCAGTAAAAGGCGGGTTTATTATAAAACAGTAAATTATTTTATGAGTATGTAAAAAAATGATTGTTATATTGTTTAGTTGTTCTAATATAAAATTAAGTTAATAGTACACAATAAGTACACTATTTCAATCTTAAACATGACAATGCTAACAGATGAATATGGAAATAAAAGATGGTTTGATGCAGAATATAAATTGTACAGAGATAATGATTTACCAGCTATTGAATATGTAGATGGAACTAAATATTGGTTTTTAAATGGAAAACGTCATCGTGATAATGGATTACCTGCTATTGAATTTGCAGATGGTGATAAACATTGGTACGTAAATGGAGAACTGCATCGTGATAATGGATTACCTGCTATTGAATCTGCAAATGGTGATAAATTTTGGTACGTAAATGGAGAACTGCATCGAGAGAATGATTTACCTGCTATTGAATTAGCAAATGGTACTAAAAGATGGGTTGTAAATGGAAAACTACATCGTGATAATGGATTACCTGCTATTGAATCTGCAAATGGTGATAAATTTTGGTATGTAAATGGAAAACATCATCGCGACAATGATTTGCCAGCAAATGAATATGCAAATGGTAATAAACATTGGTACGTAAATGGAGAACTGCATCGAGAGAATGATTTACCTGCTATTGAATTAGCAAATGGTGATAAATTTTGGTATGTAAATGGAAAATATCATCGTTTTGACGGTTTACCTGCTATTGAACTTGTCAATGGAAATAAATATTTGTACATTTATGGAGAATATTATTCATATGAAAAAATATGAAAAAATATGTAAACATTACAAAATTTTAACAAGATTCGGCAGATACTGTTTGAAGAAGATCAGAATGAAAAGATTAAGAAGAGTTAAATGGATCCATGGAGAGTTATTATGTATGCCATCAAAAGGTAATTATCCAGGTGGACAGGATTATCATAAAATGGTAAGTTATTTTATGAGTATGTAAAAATGTTTATTTAGTTAACTCTCTAATAGTTTTTTATACATAATGTCCGATAAATACAATCGTATCAGTTGGACGATGACGAATATAATAATAAAATGGAATATTAAGTTTAAATTCAATTGGTTTTGGTGTTTCTTTAACACAATTTGTAACATACATTTTGGTGGCTGCTGCTGCCTCGGTACCTAACTCATCAATAATAATTACTGCTTGATGAAATAGTTTACTATTACCAGTAGATGCAAAGATAAATGGTAATTCAGGTGCATTAAATAATTGTTTTATTCCTAATTGAGTATAACCACTAGTTAATTCAACATTAGATCTCTGAGTAAATTTAGGAATACTGTAATGTACCTCCTGTTTCTTTAATGAGCTACTATCAATCTGGGTAAATTGTCCTAGAGTAAATGATGATGTTGGTAATAAAAATCCCATTGTAAATTCTCCATCGGCATAATCTAATTCTAATAATCTACCAATATCTTTAATAGATACATAATTACAATCATTTGTAGCATTCATCATTGGAACTTGACGAATACTATTTCCTCTAAAAGTTTCTTGGCTAGTATATTTTATATTAAAAGCATTTTTCCATGTACTCTTAAAATAAACAGCATTTACTAATACAAAACTATCAGTTGGAATTTCATTTAATACATTTTGAATTAATCCATTTGTTAAAGATGAAATCTCTGAATTAACAGTTTGCCAATTTTCTACTGATATTACTGATATTTCCCCAGCAATGCGTGAAAAACTATTACGAGGTTGTGTTGAAAATATTAATGCATTATATGAGCGAAACATACCATTTTTACGAAGTGCCTTATTAATCTCCTGGACTTGTTTGAATAAGGTATCACTAGTTACATTTCCAATGCCAAGCATTTTTCGCAATTCTATTTCAGTCGTCCCTCTTGAACATCTGTATAATAAAGCTAATAAATATGTGATACTAAAATTACCAACTATTGCCCCTCCTCTTTTTACATCATCCATTATACTTAATGCAGTTAAACCAGATGGAATAAGATTTTGTCCAGACATATTTGTATGCTCAGTACTTTCTTTCTCTAAGAATTGATATGATGATGCTACCTCAGTTTCTGTTCTTTTACTAAAATCAGGCATTTTCATTACATATCTTGGATCATCCTCTTTATTAATTATCTTTTGAGATACTCCCCCAGTCTGCATAGTATATATTTTATCATTATCAAGAGTCTGGGCATTTTGGCGAGTTACTGCAGAAGTGAAAATAGATATATTTGATGGAGGAGGTTGATTGCAACCAGAACTCGAACCAAGGCTAAATATACGATCTGCTAATTTAGCATTATTATCAGGTCCAAGTTTTTCTCTTGTTGGCTGGATGTAAGATGTAACAGGAACAACTTTCTTAATTTTAGTATGCCCGCACACACAATCACATATTGCTTGTATATTTCTGGATGGTAGTACATTATGTCTTTTATGACACTTAATTAAACATGATTGACATAACCATCTACTATTCTGCCCTTTATCACAATGTAAGCAAATACTATATGAATTTAATTGCATTGTCATTGTATTATTATTAACAAAGAATACTTAAAAATTGAAGTAGACGACAATTAAACAAAAGCATATATTATAATAACACTAAGTTATGACATCAATCTATTTAGCATTACATGATCCAGTATATCGGAGTAAAGGAGTACAATGGGCCCAAGATGGTACAATCTTATGTGGAATGGCAAAATCAATATCCTCGAATATAAATGAAAAGCCCCTGCCAAAAGCCATTGCAATGCTAGATTTAGATGGTACAATAATTCGCCCAAAGAATGGTAGAAAATTACCTCGTCCAGGTGATTCAGAGGATTGGGAATGGGCATTTCCCGATATGGTTAAAAATATACAAAAATTAGCAAAGAAGTATCGTATTATAATTATTTCTAATCAGAAAAGAATACAATCTTGCTGGAAATCAAAACTTGAAGCAATCATTCAGCAATTAGGTATCGTTCTAGTAATTTTTGCTGCAACTGCTGATGATGAGTATAGAAAACCTTGTACTGGTATTAGTGACATATTATCAAGTGGTAACAGTTGGCCTCCAAAAGGGAGTTTCTTTTGCGGTGATGCAGCAGGAAGACCAGGCGATTATGCAGACACTGATCGTAAATTTGCATTAAATTTAGGAATACCATTTTACACACCAGAAGAAGTATTTATGAAGGCCTCTCCTGTTAAATTTACATTAAAATATCCAAATATATCAGAACTTTTTAATTCTCAATCATCTTATCTCCGCACACTTTTAATGGGATGGAGTGATACTGTGCCAACGATGCATATGTTAATTGGATTGCCAGGATGTGGTAAAAGTTGGTATGCTAGATGTTTTTTCGAGGCACGAGGATGTTTTAGGGCAAATGGAGATTTAATGGGAGGTGTTCCTAAATCTCTTAAAGCGGCAACTATTGTAATGGCATCTCCCAAGGGAATACCCGATCCAGATAAAAATCCAATTCCTATCCATCTTAATCATATTGTGGTTGATAATACAAATCTTGATTCTGGTACAAGATCTAAATGGATAACTCTAGCTAAAAAATATGGTTATCGAGTAGTATGTTATAACATGGAGACTGAATTAGATGTATGTAGACATAATATTGGTTTTAGATGTAATATCAGGAACAAAAATATTCCAGTACATGTACTTAAAATTCTAAAGGCTAAATATAATGAACCAACAATGAAAGAAGGATTTGATAAAATCTTGAAAGTTAAATTTTCCCCTATTGGTATTCCAAAAGAACAAATGAAATATTATAATACATATTTTTTCTAATTAAATAAAGTGATTTTAGTATTTTTATTAAAAATACTAAAAAGTGTCATAATTAATATTATACATATAACTTAGTGAAAAAATTGAAATTCTAATCTCATGAGGACTGCTGTAGTAAATTTAAGAAGAATCACATTCCATATTGCGATATATTTAGATATCTGCATCATTTTCACATCGCCATGGCCGCTCCCTCCCCTCAACAATTACAGCAAGAATTTAAATCCCTAGAATTTAGTGTCAGGCAAACATTAGAATTATGCGCAGGGCATCATATACATCCGCTATATTATGAAAGAGTATTTTATGAAAATAATCAGAAGATTGAGAATCATACAAGAGAAAATATTATTAAATTACTTGAAAATAAATCTCCTAATGAGCGTATTCAAATAACAACTCTCTTATTGAAGGGACTTATTCATCCTAATCATTATCGCTGCCATATTATTAAACTTTTCCCAAAAAAAGATGTAAGTGATAGAATGCGGGAAATTTGTCACCAGGATCTGAAGAATTTTGAGCTTTACAGTCAGAGTAAAGTGTATATTGATAAAGTAAATAAATTATTAATTCAGCGTGAAAAACATGAAGTTATAAATCACCATAAACAGGGACTAAATCCAGATAATTTGTTGGAAATACAGTGGCAGCGTTGCCAAGATGAAGAATCGCGTCGAAATGAGGATTTGTTGCAAATGAAAGTTGCAATGGAGTATCAGGGATCGGTGTATAGTATAAAGTGTCCAACATGTAGAGAGACAGGTGATGTAATGCTACCAAAGCATGTGATTCATGGATGCAGTGGCAAGGTGCCTGAGAATTATAATGGAGATAAAACTGTATGTGTGGTGTGTATGGAAAAGTGGGCAGATGTATTCTTTGCACACTGTGGTCATAATGTGATGTGCCAAGGATGCGTGGAACACATGTCCGCGCAAGAGGAGCAGAAAATGGAGCAGTAACTGCACATAAACAAATTATTCTACGAAATGACTTTTACAAACTTTTGATTTATTAATTATAGATAATAACCTAAATATTATTAACGAATATAAATTAAACAATGATAGTAGTTTTATCTATACTTCGCATAGTTTCATTTTTTTGGAGTTTATTTCCAATTATGTTTATTTTTTATTCTCCACAAATCTTAATTTGGTTTTTATTTTCGTTAGAAGAAGATATATTGCGAGGAATTTTAGTATGTAGTTTAAGTCAGTTATCCATTGAATATAATCGCAGGTCAACAGATCCTGCATTTAATAACCAGGATGCATGTATCACAAAACATATATTGAGTGCAATGACAACTATGTTTATTGGCATTTTATATAATATTTATGCCATTATGACAGAAAATGATGGTACAAGTTTTCCATTAGTATGTTTAATTGATATTTGTTTAATGACTATAAGATTATTATACTAAATCGTGATATAATAGTAACTAATTTTTAGTTACTATATTTTAAATAATTAGATCACATATTCTTCTCTAGCAATACGGCGCTCATTGCGAGGATCAGCATATCTTACACATCCATCTCCTGATTCTTTACAGACTGATGGAACTCTATAACACCACTTGGCAAATGCATTTTGGTCATTAGGAATAGTGGTTGATGGCATTTGATAGAATGATCTCTTAGACCCCTCCTGTTCATATAAATCAGATGAGTTTCTATACATATTACCATAATACTCCTTATCTACATCCTTTTTGACTCTCTCCCATGCCTCCGGTTGCATCTCCAAACGCTCAGGTAATGTACTTTCATCTCCCTCATAGTCAGATGGGAGGTGATTCATAAGTGGATTTTGATAAGTTGGTCTGCGGCGTCGGGGAGGAGGGGATGAGGAGGCATTTTCATAAGTTCTTTGAGTTGAGAACATACTATGCCCTGCTCTGAATTTTCTCCTGATAAACCATACCAAAATCATACTTAATGCACCAATTAGAGGAATATACATCCAAACATCACTATCCGAAAGAAGGAAAAGGAGTACGAAGAGATATATGCAAAAGCGAGTAATTGCATTTAGTCTCTCGGTAAAATTCATTTTGGAACTTGGGATAAATTTCTTGAAGGCATCTCCATTGAAACCATCAAATAGAACATCTGGGTTTTCAAACCAAAAAGATTCTGGCATATCTTACTTTACTAGATATTTATGCGATTGCCACCGCAATCGTAAATTCGCCCCCCGTTATAGTTAATCAATATGTCTGCATCCGCCCCTAATACACCTCAAAATCGTATATATTTTCGCTCAGATGATACACCAAGCAAACGTTTACTTTCTATTCTTAAACAAGGAGAATGCCTAGTTTTTTTCGAGTTAATTGATTGTGTAAATAGAAAACCTCCTAAAATGTTACAATTTTACCCCTCCATGTTTATTGTTGGTATGTCTGAATTACTAACTGGTGCGAAAGCATTTGAATATGCACAGACATTATCGAGTCATAAGCAAATGAACGATAAAACTGCAAAAACCATGAAAGCAGCATATGAAGCTAAATTAATGGAAACTCGATTGAAGTTTTCAACAAAAGAGGATGGTCTACTTGGGTATTCTGGAAGGGAGATGGGTAGCTTTTCTGATAGTTATACATTAGTTGCAAATGATGGTCATTTGCCTCAAAATTATCAGGCTCATGGAGAAAAAGAAGGAGATAATGCAATTATTACTCCAGAAATATCTAATAAAATGAATAAAGATGAACAAGTCCAACGTATTAAAATAATTGAAACTGAGCGAAGTAAACAAGATGGATATTTTAACAACATGTGGCAAACAAATATGCAGTTAAAACTTAATCAATATAATGCGACAACAAATCAACAACTCGTTCAATCACAAGGTTTAATTACGAGACAATAACTATAGTTAGTAATGAGTTTCATCAAAAATGAAAAAACTGTCATCGGGAAAAAGGTTGCTATAGTTCAAAAACTTATTCTTGAACGAGAAAAAGATTTTGAGGTATATTTCAAAAAGTTAGTATATGGATTAGGCGCCATTTATCCTGAGAAAAAGTATGGGATTTGTGAAATTGTAAAACTTGTACAAAATGATCAAATGCCAATTTCAGGTGTTAGAAGTTGGTATGCAGATAATCTTGTAGACCAAACTGATAAGATTTTAGATATGACACCTAAAACAAATCTAGAATGTGATCATGAAATGATCTGTGTTTTGCCAGGAATTACAATTAAGACATTTATGTTAAGAAAAAGTAATACCGATTCTGATAAAATGAAAGATCGTAATCGCGAGGCAACTCCTATTATTATTGAATGCTTGCCTCGTCTATTAATGTGGTCACAAATGTTAGAAAGGATTAAATTTAGTCGTCAAGATCTTGTAACATTAGATCATATTGTAGCCGAATCATATTCTATGGAAAAGAATTGGCATAATAAAACTGAACATGTGCATCGTGAGTTAAGCACAACGACCCTAAATCAAAATTCAATGAATGTTCAATTTGGTAGACAACAACGAAGTCTATTTAATGATGGCCCTATTATTTCCCCAATGTTATGTACCGGTATTAAATTTTTTGTTAATAGCAGTGGTCTTGGCAATACTATTTTAGAAATGGAACAATTCAATACAATGATTTCTAAAGCAACTGATGAAAAGATTGCTGCTGAATCTGAGAATTTAAGAAATTTCCTAAATGCAGTTGGAATTAAGAAATATGTCACTGCTGGCGGAGTTCGATCAGATATTGCAATTCGCAGTTCTCTTACAGTTAAATATGAAGCCCCTGATATGCAACATTTAACAGAAGAAAAAGAAAAACCAGGTAGAGTTATTTCAAGTATTACTCGCAAAATTCCAATTGTTCGATTTAATCCAACTCCTGATGAAATGAAGCATTATATTAGTCACCCTGGTTGCAAAACCGGCAAGAATGCAGCAGGAGATAATGTGATTGTACTTACTGTATCTGGTCAAGAAGAACTTGAGCGAGAACTTGCACTTGGAGGAAGATCGTGGGCAACTAGACAAATAATCATCCCTATTATTTCCTATACAACCACTGCACCAGAAGAACTTACTGATGAAGCAGTTGATAATCTAGAAGCAAATGGAAGAGATACTATTAGTACATGGAAAATTATTGATGAAAGCAAATTAACAAAAGAAATTGAGGCAAGCGATATTGCAAGTGAAGTAATGATCCGAGTAATGCATACTGTCCGAGAATTACCAAATGATATGGCACCGATCGATAGATTGCTTAAAACCTTTAATGCTCTTGGTGCTGAATTCAAAGAAATTCCTCGTTACAGCAATTTCAGCATTCGTGATGTATTTATTACTATCATGGCATATGCTAAGAATGAACCAATTGTTCTTGCTAATCCAAAACTAGCTGCTGCAGTAGATCGCATTCAAGAATATGCAGCTAATCTTGCATCAAGTTCTACTGTTATTGTTCCAAGTACTGAAGGACAGGTTGCCGTAAAATATGATGGTTCTGATCTTAAGGAGACAAGAGAAATTGTGCTAATGCTATTTGATGCAAGTGGTAATAGTGAACAAAAACATATTGATCTTGTTGATAGATGTATTAAATGTTATGTAAATTTCAAAAATGATGAGTTTGATATGAAAGAACTGACGAGTATCGTGGATATTGGTGGCGCAGATGATTTCTTTAATACAGATATTGCAGCAGAAATGATTGTAAATTCTGGATATATCGCAAGTAATTAAAAATATTGTATTCAATAATTTATTATTGAATATTCAGCTTACGTATAGCTGTATCATTTCAGTTATATTATTAAAATTCTGTATTAATACGTCTAAACTGTTCTGTATAAATTCATAGATCCATATAAGCATGAGTCGAGTTATTGTTGATATCCCTAACCTCCGTAAGGTAAAAATCGAAAAGAATCTTGTTTCTCTATTACTGGCACATCGAAACAATCAACCAGTCATTGTACTCGTATCAATGAATAATTGTGTACCATGTACTCAAATGAAGCCACAATTCATTGATTATGCGAAAAGAACTATTGGTAAAGTATTCTGCATATATGTTTGTATTGACGATTTCGATAATAAAATGGATCTTATTCGTCAAGTTGATAACAAGTTTCCTAGTTTCATAATTACCTTTAGAGGCCATTCAGCAATTATTAAAGGAAGTTTGGAGAAGATGGAAGAAGCTGTTACTAATATGTTAAATGATCCATTACTCCGCATTCCAGCCGCACAATCATCATCTCAATCATCACAACTACCAAACCAATCATCTCAGGTAGTATGTGTTGATGGTGTTTGTTCGCTACCAAGTAAAAACACAACGAATAATACAATGGTGCAAAATTCTGAATATGAGCCCAATAAGAATATTAACAAACATTCTGACAAAAAAAACAAACATATTAGTAGAAAAAGTAAACATTCTCACAAAAAGAACAAACATTCAGACAATACTAATAAACATTCAAATAAAAAGAAACATCATCATGGATCAGTTATTAATAAAAATCATAAGTTATCCACTCTAGTTACTAGTGATACTGAGGAAACATCGAGTGATAATAAATTATATAATAAAAATTCTGATGAAGACTCTGATTCAAATGATGATTTATCGGATGATAATTTATCGAGCGATTCAAGTATCAGTAGTATTGACACTGCCGAATTTATGAAGAAATTAAAGAGTCAAACTACAACTGTATCTGAACTTGTACCACCAGCAATCCCTCTTGAATATCAATCGCGTCTCAATACTATTAATCATATGCGTCAAAACATTGCATTTTGGAGAAATCAACCTAATCAAAATTCAGAAACATTGGCTACCTTGGCACAACAACAGAATTATTTACAAGCATGTGAAAATAAATTACAAGTTGATATGGGAAAGGATGAGCGTACTAGAATGATTATGGAAATGCAAGCAAAACAAAATGCAGTTATTCAAGAAGAACAAAAGAGGAATGCAATGATTCAGCAACAACAAGCCTTAATGAATGGTATGTTTATGCAAAATCCAGCATACATGCAGCAGGCAGCTCAAAATGGGCAATATAATCCTGCAATGGCACTTGGGCAGCAACCTAATAATATGCAGAGACCTCCTCAAATGATGCCTATGAATCAACAACCTAATAATATGCAGAGACCACCTCAAATGATGAATCAACAACCTAATAATATGCAGAGACCTCCTCAAATGATGAATCAACAACCTAATAATATGCAGAGACCTCCTCAAATGATGAATAACATAAGCCAGCAAAATACTTTCCAACAGTCTCAAATGATGCCAAATCAGCAACAAATGAGTACAAGAATTGCCCCCCAACAGATGGAAAATAATAGACAAATGGCTCCTCAACAATCCTCATATCAAGAAACTCGTCGCCAGCCTCCTCCAAGACAAATGAGGAATTAAGAGATATTAAAAATTGATATGAACTTATAGGCTTAAACATTTATTAAGATATTATAATATCCTAATAATCTAAAATGACATCCATGCTATCGAATGTATTGAGTTGGTTTTACACTAATTCAACTCAAGAGATTGGTGATACTGGTGCCGAAATCACCCCATCATTGCGCGCAATGATCCTCAGAGATCCTATTACTAATGAGATTACTCGCCTTGGTGCACGTATTCCTACTCGCGGTACACCTAAATCAATTGGTCTTGATCTCTATACTCCAGCTGCATTTACCATTCCTGCAAATAACAAAATCACTGTTCCGCTTGGAATTGTTATTGCTATTCCTGAAGGATATTATGGCCGCATTGCTCCTAAATCAGGAGTCTGTCATAAAACTACAACGATTACCAGTGCAGGAGTAATTGATGAAGATTACCGAAAGGAAGTCGGGTTGATTATGATTAATTATGGCAATGCTCCAGTTACATTTGAGGCTGGAACATCTGTATGTCAGTTAATCATGGAAAGAGCTGACATTATCGATGTATGCGAAGTTCAATCTCTTGACGAGGATACTGAACGTAAAGGTGGATTTGGTTCTACTGGCGCAGGCATTGGTTCTGGATCCCTAGATGCTGCAGTGCGTGAAGAAGTAGCAAAAGATGCTGAATTGCTTGAGGAAATCACAAAGAAATGTGAGGAAAATAATAAAAATGGCGGCAGACTTATGTTACCATCTGAGGAGTATTATAACGCTAAAATGGCAAGAAATAACAAGCCAACCTTGTAAATAACATGAAATCATATTAAAATACTTAATTTTAATATAATTATTCTATTAAAATATACTTAAAAAGTGATAAATATTGAATGCATTAGTTAAACTCAAAGGCTATATTATCTTAATAACAAGCCTAAATAATCATGACACAAATTAGAAATTCTGGAAAACTAAATGCGGAGATCCTCCAATTACAACAGGATCAAAAGGCTGAACATGAGAAGATTGCACTTTTCGAATCTAATATTAAGCCAAATGTTATTTGGAAACTTGCATTAAATGCTACACATTATACTAATCATGAAATCTGGGGAACCGAATTGAAAGTATCCCTAAATGGTAGAATAGCGGATCGCCCTGTAGATGAAATTATTCCATCTATTATTAAACATGTAATTATGTCAAAAATAGTAACATATGGTATTGGATATGGTCAAATTAGTATTGCAGAAAATACTAGTTGTTTTGACGAACATTACATTCATAGAAGAATGTGTCAATTACCAGTACCAGGTATTGTACCAGATATTATGGTACTTGATCCAACTTATCAACCTTATGTAAAAGGAGATTGTGGTACACTTGCAGCTGATAGAATCTATCCTCGTCATCCAAATGATAAAAAAGAAATTAGATTATCCTTAAATGTAGAACATACTGAAGATAGTATGAGAGATGTTACGACGAATGATCTTAAATGTTATTTGAACGATAAGGAAGTAAAGCTTTATGATCCTAAATATCCAATCCTCTTACTTAAATTGCGAAAGAATGAAAAAATTTCAATGCAAATGATGCCAGCTCTTGGTTTTGGAGATTTACAAAATTGTTGGAATCCAGTATCTAATGCTTTTGTGGGCAGTAAAATAGATGAAGTGGTTCAGAAGAAGGCTGGCGATATTGATATTATTAATAAGGATGGATTTACAACCTTAACATTACGCTCACTTGGACAAATTTCAGAAAAAGAACTAATTATTCGAGCATGTAAATTAGTAAATATTCGAATGAGGAGAAATATTAGAATGTTGTCCTCTATGATTGATGCTTATAGTTCAAGTATAGTATTGGATTTCACATTTGATAATGAAGGGCCGGAATTAGGAGAGTTACTTACTTACTTGCTTTCATTAGATACTAAAAATGTTGTACATCAGAGTTATCTCCAAGAACATCCCCAAATCCAAAAGATCAAATTACATATTAAAACAGCTGGAAAAAATCCTGTAAGGATTCTAACTGAAACTATGGCCACTATTAGAGATATTTATGGCGATATTGGAGAACAGGCTAGAAATATCCCTGATAAGGCTAAGAAAATTACAATCGATCTTAACCATGTCTTGAGAGCTTAAACATTATTTTACTAAATTAATCTATTAATTTTAGTTATTTACAAAAATAACTAAATAACATATATAGTAACTATGTCAGTTTTAACAAAATTTCCATTTTTTCCAAATTCTCTTGTAATTAAAGATATAAATGGAGATTTTACTGCCAATATTATTACAGCCACATTAAATGGAAAAGCTACAACTGCAGAATCATCGATTCATTCAGTTAATGCAGATACTGCAATTAACTCAATAAGTGCACTAGGATTATTAGTTCAGGAAACACCTACAACTCCTGCATTTATTATAACAAGTAATGATGTTTATAATGATCATCTTATAATAAATGCAGCAACAACTACCAATGTACCAGATAGTCTTGTACTAAGAGATAGCAATGGTGATCTCAATGCAACAAGTGCAGATAATGCCATTCATTCAATAAATGCAGATAATGCCATTCATTCAATAAATGCAGATAATGCCATTCATTCAATAAATGCAGATAATGCCATTCATTCAATAAATGCAGATAATGCCATTCATTCAATAAATGCAGATAATGCCATTCATTCAATAAATGCAAATAATGCTATTAATCTTACTATTCCAGCTACAAGTAGTTCACCGTTAATAACTCTCAGTGCAAATGATGTTTATAATAATCATCTTGTACTAAATGCAGCAACAACTACTAGTGTAGCTAACACTCTTGTTTTAAGAGATAGCAATGGTAATCTTAATGCAACAAGTGCGGACAATGCTATTCATTCAGTAAATGCGGATAATGCTATTCATTCAATAAATGCGGATAATGCTATTCATTCAATAAATGCGGATAATGCTATTCATTCAACAAATGCGGATAATGCTATTCATTCAACAAGTGCTGATACTGCTATTCATTCAATAAATGCAGATAATCTTACTATTCCTGCTACAAGTAGTTCACCTTTAATAACTGTCAGTGCAAATGATGTTTATAATAATCATCTTGTACTAAATGCAGCAACAACTACTAGTGTAGCTAACACTCTTGTTTTAAGAGATAGCAATGGTAATCTTAATGCAACAAGTGCGAACAATGCTATTCATTCAGTAAATGCGGATAATCTTACTATTCCTGCTACAAGTAGTTCACCTTTAATAACTCTCGCTGCAAGTGATATTTATAATGACCATCTTTTACTAAGTACGGCAACTACTATTAGTGTCGCAAATAGTATTGTACTTCGGGATAATACTAGTAATATTTCGGCTAATATTTTTACTGGGAGATTTTATGGAAATATTTTAAATGTACCAATTGCAAATAATAATTACGACGTAGCGGTAATTCCGCAGCCTGACGTATTTACTATATTGCCAGGATCAACATGTAGTGCTGGTAGATTTCAGATTAATAATCCTACAAATAATTATATAGGTATTCCAAAAAATATGGGTTATGCTATAGGCTCCATGTATCATCCTTATTTTACACAAAACTCAATTATAATTTGGACTCCTGCGAGCTTAGAAGCCAATAGGCTACAAAAATTATATCCATTTTATACAACAACTCAAATAACGTCAACTGGTGAAAGTTATATTTATTTTTGGGGAGATAATTCTGATGCATGGTATATTTCTCCTATATTGTTTCCTGCCATTTGGAATTATCATATTATTCAATCAAGTTAATTATAATAAATTTTCTATTTCTTTTGGCTTTAATGAGTTATCAATGAATTCTAACAATTGCTGTGGCCTATCTATTATATTAATTATATGATAGAATAATTTTATAATAATTATGTTTTTATAATTCTTTCTCCAGAGATTCATCATCACTATTTATATTTTCTTTCTTTGATAATGGCTTATCTTGGAAATATTTGTAGAAATCCTTCTTAAAATATTTAAGAGCTCTGCGATTTATTTCAGCTGTGCTTACTGAGATTGCTTTAATTAAATCTCCAAACTGTGGACTCTCAAGTGCTTTTAAAATTTTAGGGAGATTTTCTATTTTATCAACAATACCATATGCATATTGTGTCAATGCATACTTTCCTTTCTCGTCAGTTATAAAACCTGTAGCACCACTACCAAATATAACTTTACTTAATCCATAATGTCCTCTATCATTAATAGATGACCAGAAAATCGTGGGCTCATTAGCGCGATTTACTGAATATATAGCAGGATACTTATTTGTGCTACTCTTTTCACGAGTAACCCATCTTTTATCACTTGCATACCCAGAACGACTATACAATATATCGACTCCTTTATCTTTTCCAGTTGCTAATAATTTATGGATCTCTTCAAATCTGCAATTAGGAATAAATGGCCAACCTCGCAGATCAATCTTGTGCATTATTCCATCCTGATCCTTTATTTTAGTTTCTAATTCATATGGACGATTGCGCAGTACATACCAATCATATCTTGTTGCACAATCAAATGTTTTCTTTCCATCATGTTCATTATGGATCTCTAAATAATGTATTTGACGTGATAACATCAGTTTTAATAATGGGTGATCCGCCTGGCGCCACAAGCTAGGATGAACAAATACTAAATACCCATTCTTCTTCAGAACTCCATCCAATATTATCTCTAAGAACTTCGACCATAATGTGTGATTTTTACCACGGCTTCCACTCCCATCTTGATATGGCGGATTTCCCATCACAATATCAAATGATTTCAGCTTAAATTGTTTAACCGAATCAAATGTTAAAAAATCACCACAGTATAAATTCATCTTATATTTATTTCCGATATCCATTATTTGTTTGTACATAAGCATATTCTTTCTACTTAATTCGCTAACATATAACATATTTTCTAATATATGTCTCTTTCTCTTACTTTCACTTGGAATTTTCTCAGCTAATCCTACCATTAATCGCAGGTATACCGCAATGGGGAAATTGCCCATTCCACTCGCTGGATCAAACCATGTAAGATCGGGATTACTCCATACAGATTTTGGCAATTTATCTAGCATTTGATTACATAAGCTCATTGGTGTAAATACCTCACCAAACTTCTTCTTCTCTATCTCCTTTGGCTTTAGTGAGTTATCAATGAATTCTAATAATTGCTGTGGCCTATCTATCAGAGATACCAGTTCCATCTTAA